AACAACAACACAGCCGCCTCGGGCCAGCCCCCCGTAAAATGAAAATAATCTATCGAAACACCCTCTCAAATAGACTCTCTCTATAGGCTCTCTATAGGCTTGACTCTGAGGGTAGTACATGGTAGTCGCCGTTTATCGTTGACAATTGACAACACTCAAAGGATATGCATACACACGTATCGTGTGAGAGTGAGACACACCTGAGAATGACTACCACTTGAGAGTGTTTCCTATTGAGATGCCCTCGCCCTAACTGTGCAAGACCCTTGACAATGTGACTCATGTGTGTGTGTATCATGTGTGAGTGTGTATACTACTATCAACATCGTTGATGGTGTAGCCTACTTGTATGTGTGTTATCGATAGTATATGTATATAGCCATACACTATGATGTGATGTACATGCATAGGCATGGCCTATGGGGGGGGTCTACCCTGTGAGATATTTCTGGCATGTTATTTGCTAGGCTAGATTCGTGCCAAGGTGGGTACTATGGGTGATGGGTTGTTACTATGAGAACTTCGTTCGCCATAGAAAGATATTTGAAGAAAATGCTTGACATTTTAGGGAAAGTGAGATTGTTTTGCTTAGCACCACACCCTGTGGCACACGCAAGGAAGGGGTTTAGCGACGAAAAGGGCTATATTCATAACGGACGTTATGAGCTTGACAACCACTCTCCAGGCTATGCACCACGTGGCCTACAGGCCGATTAGAGACGCTTTGTCCGTCAGGACAAGGTAGGGTAACACTCTATCCGTAGGATAGGTTTATAGAACGTTTTAGAGAGGTTTTATTATATTTATTATTAATCATAAACACAACAGAACTGCCGTTCTTGCTATTGGTGCAAAGCTATGCCTACGGCATGAGGTAGACCGTAGGTCATAGGGTAACTCTCATAACTCCGTTATGGGCTTTACTCTCTTTGTGCTTTTTGTTATTATCTTTGTATGTATAGGGGTAACTCCCATAACTACGTTATGAGGGAAAAGCCCTTAGAGTATTGTATCGTGCAAAGGCGAGTATGTCAAATCGATTGTATTAATAGTGCGAGCTGTACTATTAATTTGGTTAATAGTTGGATAGGGTAGTAATTGAAGACATGAAAAAGCCCGCACTAGGCGGGCTATTCTTGCGACGTGGAGGCGAACCGGAGAATGCCGGCAGTCATGACTTCGACTCGGTAATAGGGAAAAGGGCACCTACTGACGTGAGATCTTGAAGCATCGCTTTCACTTCTGAACTGTCTTCGTTGACTTCCGATCGCAGGGATCGGCTACTACCTTGCTTGAGCTTGAGGCAAGCATTCCCTACCTTCACCAAGTGGACGATGGTACCGAAAGCCTCTGCCCGAGAGGTCGAGGTGTAGCCCTTGTCGAGCTGCTTGAGGCGCGAAAACCAGCCTGAGGATTCGATATTCGACTGGGGTTTCATGCGGACCTGAATCATGGATCAATCCTGCCTAAAAATTGGGAAGCCATGGTGGGGTTGTCGTCTCGTTACAAGCATTCTACACAAGAGACAACTCCCCGTGCAAGGGTTATTTACAAGCAATCACTGCGATTGTTTCATCCTTGAAGTATACACACGGGGAATGCCCATCGAGCGAGATTATAACAGAATCGTTACGGCAGAGAATCACTTGGGCAACCTTGTAAGATTCCCCGTCCTCAAGAAGGATGGTATCGTTAGGTTTGATATTTTTAGCAGTTACGATTGAAGTAGTCATTTTGCGTAGGCTCCTGTATGGATAGGCTAAGGTTTGTGCGTCTCTGATACCAGAGGGGTTCGGTCGCACCACGATGAAGGTCATTTAAGCGTTACCCTTCAAGCCGCTTTGTGTGACCAATTTTACAGGATTGAAGCTATCACATCAAAGCCAGTGGGAAGCCCCAGCAAGGAGTCGCCCACTTGAAGCATAATGTTGATCAAGGCAACTCATCCTCTGGGATAATTTCGTTACTGACTTCGTAAGTCTGGATCAAGGCCAAAGGCTCGACAATGTTGAACTTGGCGAGGTGAGCTTGCAAGGTGGCGTCATTGGCCCATGCGATGTGCATGTCAGAGGCTTGGATCGCTTTGTTGATAGCGGCCTCTGGGGCGTTTGTAGCCGTATCGATGATGTACTCACTGCAAGGAGCGTTTACAGTGGTGCAAATGGTGAGGATAGTTGCAAAGATCATGAGTCACCTTTGTGTGGTTTGGGTTGCTGTCTGCTTCCCTATGGCTGTCATTCTACAGGAACGACAAACGGTGTCAACCATGATTTGAAAAATCTTCGTGAAGTTTTTCACGTTGCCTTCTGACCGCTTCGGTAGCTTCTGACATGGTGGCAAACGTACCTAAATTAGTAAACCCGCACTAGGCGGGTTTTATGTTAAATTTTTGTTTACACTCCAAATCTTGCTTTGAGATTGGCTTTCAATTCTTCCGTTGACACATGATTGCCATCATGGTACTGGGCAGAACTCTTTTCAAGAACCTCGAGCATCTCTTCTGCCTCTTCTTTGTTTTCTATTAGAGCATCCCAAACGCTCTCATACCGATTATTTTCCATGTATTACTCCTTTACTATATAAGGCCAGCCTAGGCTATCCCAAGCTTTGAACCGCTTTTCAATCTGTCTGAAGTGCGTCATATCGTAAACGTGTCCAGAGGTAAACACTTTATTTTGCCTTGACACCTCGACACGTTTCTTTTCACGAATGAGAGTGATTTGTATCAACATTAAGCCCTCAATCATCAGTGAACAATTGCCAAAACAAGTACACCCTGAAGAGCCATTAAAACACAGTGTCCAGTCGTCATACAATCAACCCTCCTACAAGGCTGCATACAGCAGTAACAACACCTGACGATTGACAACCTGTCAAACCTGCAGACAAGGCAGCTAGGGCGGCAATGCGAATCAGGCGGGGACTACCAGCAGGCTTGCCGAAGCACCGCTCAAAGCTTGTAACGTTGTGCATAGCACGTTGCACATCCCGATGCAATGCTCTCTTGACAATTGCTGTAATGTCCCTAGACTCTTGACCGTACACAATGTAACCCTGACGACCGCCAACCCAGTCAAGACGCATCACATTGTGGCCTTTGGCGTTTTCAATGTAAACCCGAGTGCCATGGCCATTCATCATGTGGCCTTGACCTTTATGGGCATAATACATACCCTTGCGGATTTTAGCAATCATGGTTGGATGGGTCAGACTGGTGATTGTGATGGCCATTTGCGTGCTCCAGATGTTTGGTATGTAGTCAGTATGACAGAGTGAATCTGTCTGTCAAGATATTATTTTCAAGGTTTTAACAAAATCTCTTGCTTGCATCCACTGTTCAAGCGAGTCGGCTATGACATCAAACCCAGTAGGGAAGCCAAGCAAACAATCTAAGAATTGAAACATTATTTGTAGCATGCGGCACCTGCCTCTGTCAATAGCTCAGACTTAAGCCATTTAACATTCCAAACAGTTAACGTAGCTTGTAACATTCTAGTATAATTATTACCCCTAGAATGTGGCGCGGTCTCTTTATAGTAAACTTCACCATCAGGCTGCACTATAACTCCAGAGATGCCGCTATCAGGCGCATCACAGTCAAACAACACTATTCTATGCCAACCTTTGTGGTCTACAAATAGCTTGATTTGCTTGCCGTCTGGACATTCCATGCTTTTGATTTGATGCTCAAGCCCAGTAGTCGAACATCGGTTGAGCGCAGCATACACAGTTGAGTTCATGTTTTAGCTTTCATGAAGTTAAAGGAAAGCCCTCCTATAAGGAGGGCTCTAGCGCGTCTTATTCAACCACAAAACCATACCCGCTGCCATCTGGCATGCTACCACTGCCTACAACAGTCCAGGCAGCAGCACAATCAAAAGATGAACGTTCTTTATTCATTTCATGCAACACTTCCTCGACTGCCTTGGCGTGATTTTGTTCTAAGGTAAACGAGTAGTCCCAACTTACATAAGAAGTCTTGAGCCAGCTTTTAACTTGAATGCGGCTACCTTTGGTATTGGTTGGGCCGAAATGCTTAGTTACGATAACTTGTGCCATGATTTTTATCTCTTCAGTGGTGAGAGGCGTTTTGCCTTTCGATGGGGTGATTATGACAGGTTGGTTGAGGGTGTCAAGGCGTCATCGCAAGAAATTTCATAAAAATTAACACACAAAACACCATGAAAAGTTTTGTCTGCCAGGGCTTCCAAGGCTTGACAACTTCACGCTTTACCTTTATGTCAACCACTTTATTAGGCTTGACATACCGACCTGTGGCCTTATCAAGCTCCAGCCTTGCCTTGGCTTCACGAACGTCGAGAGCCTCATGACAGTCTAGGTAGGTGTCGTACTCTATCTGATCAAGCTCGTAGGCACGCTCAAGCTCTACCCTCAAGTCGTCTATGGTGTCAACTTCAGTTGCCCCACGACCTAAGATGCGTCTATGCAAGGGCACCACTGCTTTAGGCTTTGCCCTTGCTGGTGCAGGATTTGGTGAACGTCGAATGCCAGCCATGATTAAAACTCCACAAACCACACACCATCGGTGCGATATAGCTTACAAGGAATTTGAAACCAGTGCGACAGCTCAGCACAGTTGAATGCAGATTCCCAGCTAGAAAATTCTTGTTTCATGGCAATACTCTCAGTTTGGTTTCGATAGGGTGATTGTACAGGCATGAGACAAGCGAGTCAACCATTTAGATTGCTCGCTTTGAAAGATTATTCAGCCTCAGCCCACAGACCCCAAGCGGACGTTCCCCTACGGCCGGAGCGTCGGCCAATCTCTTGCTTACGTGCTTGCTTCTTGGCAGCTTCGTATTCATATGGCTTGACGAATTCTACAGCTTTCAGAGTACGCATGATGTTTCCCTTTTTGATAAGGCTTGATTGCCTGCAATATACACTCTCATCGTCAGCGGCTTGAAGCGTGGCCTCTACCCTTTACTTATGGGCCGTATCTGACGAGTCAGCAAGTGTATATTACAAACTCACTAGCGGTCAATCAACAAATACAGCCTTTGCATTTGGACCCAAATGGGAGCAATAATACTCAGACTTTTCAGTAATTACTAGTATCTTATCACCGTCATTATCGAGTACGTAAACATGGCTATCATTTTCATCACCCTCCAGCACATCATATACTTCACCAGAAGTTAAGTAGTCACAACCTTGCTTAACATCACCAAAAATTTTAATTTTCATAACCTTTGCTCCTCAGTATGTCTTAAGTTTGTCAGGATACAAGTCTAACTCAGCTTTCTTTCTAATGCAACAGGCTTCAAAGAAATCTTTTGTAGTTCCTAGATAAGAACGATTTCCATTCTTATTGATTTGCATTGTCCAACATTCGTTTCGTCTATGCCATGTAATACCAGTTATACCAGACTTGCTGTTTGTGTACAGCGTCCTATTAAATGCCTGATTAGAAAGCGTATCCCACTTACAGTTATCAGGTGTGTAGTCTTTAGACAAGTCTTTTCGCTCTAGGGTGCAGCCTTCTGGCCTTTTCCATATCAGATAAGAACTGTATAAAACCCACCTTACCACGTGGCAACCAATCTTTACAAACTGTTATACCCTTGCCACCATAGCAATCCCGGTATTCATGATTTTTATTATAGCAACGGGTCAGCATGTTGGCATATGACCCGTATTCAAGGGCAAAATCAATTCTTAGTTTTGCCCAGCTGCTCTTACTTGAAAGTGATAGATCGGCCTCCAATTTTGAGTGATACGATTGTTTCAAGGTTTACGTTCCTCCATTGTTCTTTACCATTCTCATCCTTTTCATTGAGAACGATAGTCACATACTTTTCGTAGTGGCTGGCATTGTTGTGCCCACCGTGGCCTTCTACCTTGCGCATATGACCGTTCAAAGTACGCTCTTCGCCGTTCTTCTTGACAAAGGTAACTCCGAAAAACTTGGCACCATTTGCCTTGATCATCTGGGCGATTGCTTTCGAGACTGCATCAGTAGCAACAACATTGTTATCTACAGTAGCCATTTTTGTAACCCTCAGTTCGTTTGTGTGGGTTGAGTATAGATTTACAGGACAAGTCAGTCAAGCTTTATTTTTCATTAAGTTTCTTCAGTTCATTGTGTATACCAGAAAGCACACACCAGAAACCTGATGCTACACCCCAAAGCAAGAAGGCTGCCAAACCATAAACCAAGCCTACCAGTAACCCAAGGGTGGTGACTGTTACAAAAGTAAACAATACCACGGCAATTAACCCAACTGCAACCAGAAAATCATTCACGCCAATCGCAAGCCTTCTCATCACTTTGATCTCATTCATTTTATTAATCCTCACTATAAGGGGTAATTAAGATGCAAAAATCGTACTCGTCTTCAAGACATTCGTACACTTCTTCGGCAGTAGTTTGAGGAGTAAACCAGATTTTGTCAACCATTGCACCACTGCCTTTGCGATATACTTTCCAGAACATTTTGCAACCCTCTATGTTTATGTGGCCCATTCTACCCGAACAGGCCACACTGTCAACACTTTTTTTTTTTTTTAGCTCAGACGCTGCACACGATGGTTAACCCGAAGACTGTAGTCCAGCACAGCAATGTTTGAGCCGATCTTAGCCACTGCTTGCTGAAGATCAGCAATTTGACGCTCCATGTCAGTCTTGGCCTTCTGCTCAGCTTCGATGGCAGCCAAGAAGTCAGCAACCGAACGGGTATCACCCTCTACAGGCTCCATTGCCAAGAGGGTGATACTTCGCAAGTCGATAGACACCTGACCACCATCAGTCAAAGACTCGAAGTATGGATCAGACGAACGATCATCACGGACAAACCTGTAAAGCTTTTCACTGCTGGTACGCTTAACAACACTTACACCAACAATTAAGCCAATCCGCTGGGATGGGGTCATCTCTTTTGCATACTCTTCTTTCCATTCATGCTCAATGATATGGATCAACTCTTCAAGTTGTTTGATGCGATTAGCTCCATATGCACCTGTCCACTTATTACGGTGCTTGGACCATGCATTATCGGCAGCATCCGCATTGTTAGGATTCTCAGGGCAAGAAACTGGGTAATTGTAGTTACCGCTATAGCTTGGTACTCGACGGATCAAATTATCTTTGATCATTGACAATTGCTCAGTGTCTGCATCATTAGGCTTGCAACGACCTATGTTGTCGCAAATCCCGTAGCCTGTATAGAACAGTTCATCACCGGGCTCGTTGCCAGCGGCTACCAACTGAGCACGCCTAAGCATGGTTGTGAAACAGCTCAATGCCTGTTGTTGAATCACTGACATTCCACCAACTGAGCGACCATTGAGGAATACGTTAGGCGGTGCTTGAAATACTGTTGTACCAATCTCAGGTGGCACTTCTGACACAATTTCAAGGCGGCTCAAAGAGAAGCATTCCCTCGAATGCTTATTACCCAATTCACGAAAGAACGGGAAATCACTGTTATCGTCTTCTTCCAATACATAGACTTTACCCGCTCTGTATGAGGTGTCTATGCCTGTTAGACGAACTTTAGTGACACCAACGATCAGGCCCATTTTTTGAGAGGGTGACTGAGGCACTTCCCAAGATTCTCCAATCAACAGTTCAACATCCCGCAACGGAATCCAAAGGCTTTGACACATAGAATGATTTTGGAAAAGTGGTTGATCAGTGTTGTCGTCTCTTATCAATGTGACTGCGCAGCCACGTTTGAATCCATGAACACCGTCCCAATCACCAGTGCGCATGATGACCTTTGAACCCACTTCGATGCCTGCTTCCTGTGCTGGAGTTTTCATTGCCTTTATCCTCAGCCCGCCTGGGGCTTTCTGTTCGGTGTGTCGCCATATTATCAAAGTGAGCAAACCAGTCAACCCCTAAATCAAATATTTTTCAGATTATTTTGAGTGCCCACATGCCCACATCATAAGGAGACGGGAGCGCACGCGAGTAACACCAATAAATATTTTTGTCAAGGGGTTGTATTGCTTGAAAAACTCTGTAAAATGCGAGCCAGCAGGAACGAAAGGCGAAAGCCCGGACACTGGAGTCTAAGACGGGGAGTGTGGGCATTATTCTGGTAATAAAAGTAGTTCTCAAACTAATTTGCAGATGAGAATTCCTACTATCACTGTATGAGAATGATTATCTCTATTATTTGGATGGTTACTGACGTGCTATAGAGAATTGTTGTAGTACGTCATGTCCCCAGAAAGTATGCCCTAAAACCAGTATACCAATTTCTGGGTAAACTCGCCCGTTTCTCCAGTTCCAAGGTAATCCTCCGTTTCTGTAAATCCATATAAAACCCGATGGGTATCTTACTCTGAGAAACTACACCACTTTCTGTAAAAACCTGTCGAGTACCTTGTCTCAATCTTCAGGGGGGTAGCTCACCAAGCTCCTTGTAACGACGCAACTCCCATGATTTTCGACGACAGACCATCTCAAACAGATCTCCTTGAGGACCGATTTGAACTGTCCTTCCCTCTGGGGTGTCATAGTAGGCAACAAACTTATCGTTTTTTGTTAGTCCATTTCACTCCTTGAGGGTAGGTTCTGCCAAGCCTACCAAACCTACCAAGCCTACCAAACCTTCTATTCAGGGTCTGCACCTCATGTGAAACCCAACGACAGTTTTCTGGATTATACCCTGCCGGGCCAAATCTTCTGTCTAAACTTTTACTATGCTTAAAGTAAGGGTCAAAGTAATCTTCGCCTGAAAGTAAGAATGGGTCCACCATATCTCTCAAGAAGTTTAGGAATCCTGATTCTTTTGGAGGCAGCCATTCCTCGCAACAAGTAATACCTATAGCACCGTAGTTGTTAAAATCTTTGTACCTTGGGTTGGTACACCTCTGAATCATAGTGTTCCACATAGGGTAGAAAGGATGTTTAGACAACCTAGTCATATCAAAATTTCTAAAACCACTATCATACATTTAATTTCTCCAAATAAAAAGACCCGCAAAGAGCGGGTCAAAGTTTAGACACTGTAAGTCTCACCATACTCAAGGTGGTGCTTGAGAGCTGTCAGCGTAGAAAACTCTTCGCTTCTAATCTGACCTTGACAACCAGTTGGCCGGTAGTGCCATGAGTTATCCTCATTGTAGATGCGGCCAAGCTCTTTCCGCTTCCATTTAAATTTGATGTAGTCTTCTTTCTGTTCATAGTTGATCACTTCAACTCCCAGCAGATGTATCCTGCGACTAAGAATATAACAATTATAGGGATAAGTCCCACCAGACTAGCACTAAACATAATCACTCATCAGCAGGCTTTGCTTCCCAAACAGAACGACCAGACTTTCGTCGTTCCCGAGTTTTTCTATCAGCCTTACGTTCTTGACGCTTGGCTTTCTCATACTCATATCCCTTGCCACCAAATTCCTCAGCACTCATCTTACGCATTAAAACAACTCCTCGTCAACTACTTTAGGCATGTTACGTTTTACTTCCATGATCACCTCTGTCTCATCATACAGACGTTTCCACTGCAATGTGGAAATTGTACCATCAATATTCCAAGCCGCCAATAGTCCCCTTGTAAAATTGGCATTAGAGTGTGCCGCTTCGTAACTTTCAGCTCTTGCAATCAGTCTAATAAAAGACTCAACATATTTGATACGATCAGCAGTTGTCACAGTTTACCTCCAAGCCTTTCAAATAGTGGATGGCTGCTAATGATTCCATCCATAGCCAAACGTTTATTAATCCTCATCTGGATAATGGCATCAGCATTGTCCTGACCCAGAAACTCTCTTGCAGATTCCGTGCAATCCCAATGACACTTTAACAGGCCATTGAAAACTTGTCCATCAATCATTGGCTTATCACAGCCGGGGCATTGATTCATTTGTTATTGATTCCTATTTGAAGTGTAGAGCCATTTGAATCTTTAGTAAACTCAAAGTGAGTTCCATCTATGTACTCTATTGGAGATTCATCGCCTTTGTCTTTCCATTGTTGATGTTCAACTTGAGTATGAAAGTCAACCATCCGACAGTTACCACCTTGGTCGTAGTAACCACTACCGCTATGGTGCTCTAGTGTCCGCACTTTAGCATCTTGTGGGAGTGTCTGCAACCACTCAATCAATTCTGCAATGTTCATTTCTCAACCCCTTGCATACGCTTAATGGCTTTGTCAAAGACGTTACGAACTGCCTTGAGACCATTGATTCCCAACCCTTCAAACTGGCTCTTCATTTGGTTGGCCCCATAGCAGCAGGCAACAACATTGCCAGATGTGTACCCTTTAGAGCCGTCGATACGGTCAATAGTGAAATCGCTGAGCTGTAGCTCAGCTTCTTTGCCAGTGCTCTTAGTGAGCGGGATGCCAGTGTAGTAGCAACGCTTGGCACCCAACAGGTTCTTCATGCCAGTGTGAGTCAGGCTGAACTCAATGCCACGCTTCTTGGCGTTCTCTGCTTTCCATACAAGATGCTTTGCAGCATACAGGTCGAACTCAGTTTCGGTCATGTTGAAAGGACGTTTTACAGCCATGAATATTCCTCCGTATTAAGTTGGTTTTCCGTGTCGATGCGTGTATTCTGCCCCACGTTGGTTAAGGGTGTCAAGCGTAATTTGTCTCAACACCTAACTCAATGTCATCCTCAATGAACAATGCCCGTGTCTCCATCGCCTGAGGAAGCTTTTTACAGAACTCAGGCTCAATTGCAGCACGAATACGCTTCACTTGGGCATGCTGCCAAGCCAGTTCGAACTCAAAATTGACGCCTTGTTTGTCACGTGCATGGTAATACTTGCCACCTTGAGTCGGCACTGCGAATTGCAGACGACCTTTGTGGTGACGGTGCCACTGACGGAACTGATCCAGTGTGCAGATAAAGTCCCAGTCAACACATTTGCGTTGGGATTCCAGCTCAGGGTTGTTCCGAATTAGGGCACGGCTGCCGATAAGCAACATGGTGAATCTCCTTAGATTGGTTTGAGGTTGTGACGCAGCATCACCTGTTCAAAGGTCTTCAGTTCAATCTGAAGGTCTGCGATTTTCTTACGCAGAGTTTGGTACTTATCGACCGCCTCGTCAACAGAAATATCTGGAACAGCTGGCTTGTTCATGATGATCAGTGGTGCAGGTTGTGGATCAACGTGTTCAATGTCGTCGATATGACCCAGCCAATCGTCATCCTTGTCGAACTCAATCACCAGATCGTCTTGATCGTATTCACTATCAGGGCCACCAACAGCAGTGATACGACCGATGTCACCAACACGCACCTCACTTTTGCCGTATTGTGGATCATCGTTTACCAAGCGTACACGATCACCAACCTTGAAGCGAGCGGTAGGCAGTGGAATCTCAAGGCTCAGCACATCACTGATGTTCACAGCGTCATAAGTGCCGTCGCCACCACGGATCACACCCAGCATAGTGCCCGAGGCGTGGGCAGAGATGTCTTGAACCTTGCCAGTGTAGGTGTTGCCATCGTGGTACTTGTAGATGATGATTTGGCCGCGTTCGAACTCTACACGTGGTGTAGAGCATCTCGGACGTCGGTACAGGGCGAAGTTGTCACCATCGAAAGTGATGTCAGCGTAGCCTTCAAGCTGGATACCCCCGCACCAGACGCTGGTCACTTTGTTGATGGAGCCTTCGTTAACGCCTCTCCAGCTACCGGAAGTACGCTTAACCATGTCACCAATTTTGAAAGCCATCTTTGAATCCTCGTTTGTTTGTGTCCGACCATAAAAGAATTAGCCCGGCCCTATTGACATGGTGCCGGGCTAATTCTTTTAGCAGCTTTGTGCAGAAGTTCATCCTCTTCCATACTGAGAGCACCCTCAGCAGGCAGGTTTTTCATCAATTCCGCCAGTGTAGCAAGGTCTTGAATACTACTGCAACCGCTCAAACCCTCAAGGCCGTGACCTTGGTAGGAGTAAGGTAGTTTGTTCCAGTGGTATTCACCTTCGTGTTGCTCTTGAACCAGTGTGAGGCCAAAGCCAAGATCAGCGGCCAGTTTCAGTAACAGTATGTTTATTCATCTCTTTTCTCCTTTGTTTTAATTAGCAGTACATCGAACTGGAATCCCAATCGACTGCATCAATCAGACGGAAATCATTGGTGTATTTTCCCACCTTGATATTCGCCGGAATATTGAATTCGTTAGCCAAAGTCAGCAGCTCACTCATAGCTGGGGATACTTACTCGATGCCCAGCTTGGATGCAAGCGCTTTGAAGCGTTTATCAAGAAACTCAACCTCATTCTTGGCATTTTGTAGGTCGTTCAACACGTGCGGCAAGCTTCTCATCAACCAACCAGTGGCAGGTTCTTTACTAACAATACTTGACTCTTCAGAAGCAGGAAACATATCCCAATCAACCACACCAGTTTCTAGGTAGTGCCGAACTACTTGAGCTGCTCGGTCTGGGTCAGAAAACTCAGAGCAGGAGTTGTGGTTAAAGTACTCCCAAGGAACAAAAAGCTGAGCAGCAGTATCTTTATCAATTCCTAGGTGATTGGTCGCAAGAGTGCAGACACCCTCAACAACTTCATTAGTTTCATCGTCCACCTCATCAAAGAAAACTGCGGAACCAGACAGCACAGGCCTAATCAAACCTTCAAATTGTACGATTGCTCCGGCAATGCAGCAAGCAGTGCCACAACCATTATTAGTCACACCGTATTCCATGTCGAACTTATCAATCTTATGACCATTATCGATATTTACATGCTGAGCACCATCTTCCAGCCACTCGGCAACTTTGATTAGAGCTTGTTTGTTTTGCATTAATGTTACCCCCTTAGATAATCGGCAGGTTTGCGACGTAAAGAATTGTCTTCATGCTTTCTTACCACCATCTGCAAGACGGCTCTCAAGCTTATGGTCCAACCTGCTGCTATTATAGTACAGCTTCTCGATGATAGCTCCTGCCAAGTCCCAGCCCTCATGACCGGCCAGATCCCACAAGCGGATCATTGCGTCAGCGGCTTCCACTTCAGCCATTGGACGCTCTTTCAAGTGGTCATCCATCAACCCCTTACGTACACCCTCTACAGCTTCACTCACTTCAGAGTGAACCAGAGCAAGCTTTGACAATTGCAGAGTTACATCACCCTTAGGGTGTACTTCGCCTGTAGTGATATTCTTCCACCATCCCATTTGTACGTTGCCATTGTAGATAATGGCTTGAAGCTGTTTTAGTGAGTCCATGATTTGTGCTACGTCTTGTACTTCTGCTCTACTAATACTCAATTTGTTCTCCTTTTAAATCTTCTGCAAAGATGCTAGTGTATAACCTTCACCGTTAATTACGATCAAGGGAAATGTGCGGAAAGCTGCTATACCAAGCTCATCCAGTTTGTCCATCAAAAACTCCATATCGTAGTCCTTGTCGAGTTGCTTGTACTCGAATTCTACACCACGCTGTGTAAGGACCATTTTAGCTTGCTCGCATGCACTGCACTGTGATTTACCGTAGACTGTTGCCATTAATTAACTCCTTAGTAGTAGTCTGACAAATCTTCCATTGGAAGTTCATAATCTCCACTCCAATTTTCAACATCTAAATCAGAGTCACACTCAGCACAAAAGTCTTCATACTCAAAGTTAAGTGCTCCGCAAATAGGACATTCAATCATTTACACGCTCCCCTGTAAAACGGTCATACTTTGGGCGAGGGTTGCGAGATATGGCCAGTAACTCCATAGGAGTTAGGTTGGACAACACCTCGGTTTTCACCTTAGTGTCCCACTCTAGTTGGATACACTCTTCGTAACTCATACTCTTTTCTTGCTGCTTCACTTGTGTCACTCCTCAGATTGTTTGTTCTTGAATTCCACATCACGAAGATGACTGTACCACATCTCCGTCATCTGGTCACGCATTTTTGTAAGCTCGTCAATCATCAGATTGAGCTTATCTTGCCGCTTCTCAAAAGCTCTCTGACTCTCACAGTTGAACTCTAAGCTCACCGGCTCACCATAGCAAGCCCTGAAGCCTACACTTGCGTGTAGTGATGGCTTAGCCCCGCTGCCACAGTCTACCATGTCCTTGATACGTGGTGTTTCAACTGTGCATACAATGCTTCCAGTTTCGTAGGCAGACGGAGACAAAAACTGCTTGCTTACATAACGCATTATGCCCCCTTGAGCAAACAGTCTTCAGTGTCAAGTTTCTCGTAGATTTCCATGACTGCCAAAGCATACTCTGCTTCTTCTGAGCCTAGTGGTAACGTTGCCCCACGCCAGATCAAGTAGTGCTGTTTCAATGCAGTCTCTCCCAAACCTTTGGCGTAGCGCATATCAGCTATTGCGTCGTCTCTGTGAGTGTACATTATTCTCCAAGCTCCTTTGCAGTTTGGGCTACACATTGTCCCAGTGTACGAGCAAATACGATTTCAATGTCACCATCATAGCTGACCCACCTGAGAGTGTCAACCTTTGAAAAGGTGATTCCTGCTTCAGATTCAAGCTTTATTTTGAGCTGGCTTATAAATGTGTGTTGCATAAAAATGCCCTCAGACCGTTGCGGTGGAATGAGGGCAATTCTACATAGGCTTTAGGGTGCTGTCAAGAATTAATTACAAAATTTTCATAGAGGACAGTTTTATTTTTATACTGTAAGCCTTCAATCCAGAGGGAGTTAACCGACTCACCACTCCAATACTGGACTTATCAGCAATTCTCTTGCAGTAGAGGACACCGTCAGACTCAGTAACGAAGCCAACCGTATCTTCGTAACACTGACGGCAGTCACCAACGCCAAAGTTTGACTGGCTAAATGACCACTTTTCCCCTTTAATAACCACAACATTTCTACGAGCTTCGTAGCCCCAGCCCTTGGTCAAGGCTACACGTTTAACTGCAAGTCGGCTGATGTTATTAGGTGTCATTAGATTTTCTCCAATCCAAGTAATTCTGTATGATTTGATTTTTTCCGTACCAAGCAACACCACCACTGACACTGCTTAAAGCCTTGCCTGTGAGGTCCAGGCATCTCAGATGCTCAGCCACCTCTTCGCTGGTGTTGATCCAGTAGCCACGATTATGCTCAGTCACTTGTCCTTTGTCAACAACTTTTTTTGGTGAAGCCCCAAAAATAAAATGAGTAGCGTCTTTTTTGCTGCAAAATGTGAAATCTTTAGTGGTTGGCCTAGCTTTCAGGCTTTCCCTAAGATTTACACCTTTGAAATCTTTGATCCAAACTTGAAATACGCACGGCACATGGTAAGGTTCCCCTTGTAAAGTGAATGAATTCTCTGGCAGATCTTGGTCTGAAGCTAAGGCCCAAGAGGAGCCAAAAACCTTCTGCATAGACTCCTTTCTATACACAGATGGTAACACAAACGCAACTATTTTTGCAGATTCTTGGGCCTTCCTGATAAAAGCATTTGTTAGGGAATTTCTTGACCCAAAGGGCGGGTTGCCTACCACAACGCAGTTATTGGGTACTTTATAATCTAGCCAGTCTGACTGTACTACGCCGTCGCACTCTGGCTGTAAATCAATGCCAATAGACCCAGTGGGCAGTTGTTTATAGAACGCACCCCCTCCGGCACTTGGCTCTATAAAAAGGTCACAACTATCAGTGTAAGCATACAACTGATTCAGGCAGTCCAAGGCTACATTAGTTTTTGTATAAAATTTATCTAAATTGTCCTTTTTTACTATAGCTTTAACAGGCATACAATCTCCTATGTTTAATGTTTAGTTGAAGACCTATACCTATATAGGTGGCCTCCCTGCCCACTTTACCATCTATGTACGGTCTAGGGTCTAGTAAACCACTACATACACATCTCGCAAGACTCTACCCTAGTAATATTCCCCGACCCGCGCATTGAATACACGTAATACAGAGATAGGATGTTGGGGTCGTTGAACGCAATCCTGTGAATCTTGCCGATGTACTCTGGCGAGTCATTGGACGTAAAATACAGGTTGATGCTCTGCCCTTGGTCAATCCAAGCCTGCCGCTGAGAGCACAACCTCAGGTGGTCTTCCATTGGAATCTCAAACGCTGTACGGAATACAGCCTTCTCTTCCTCAGTGAGCCAATCCACGAACTGTACTGATCCCTTGCTCTTGTTCATGTCCTTGACACACTCGTTAAAGTCTAGTCCCTTCTTCTTGATCAGCTCCAGCAACACTTTATTGATGCGGAAGAACTCACCACCAGCGGATTGCTTGGTGAAGCACATGGCAACATCCAAACCAATACCCTCAGAAGCTCCTGCCATCAATTCAGCGGTCGATTTGGTGGGTGGCATCATCAACATTGTGGCATTACGCTGACCGAGCCCTAAACAGCCCTCAGGCTCTCCCAGTGTAGTTGCCAGCCAAGAGTTAGCTAGTGTAGCATCCTTGAAGATAGCACGAAAGGCTTTAGTGTTCAACATCATAGCTTCCATGCTAGAGACAGACAACATCTCAGTTTGCAAGAGCGTGTGGAAACCCAGAACACCACTACCCAGAGCACGGAACTCTTTAGTAAACTTATAAATCTTCTGCATTGCCTTCTTATCAAACTCTGTCATCTCTTCCATGCATTCAAGATATTCAGAGATATTACAGTCACTCATTACCTGACCAACAAACACCAAGTGTTCAGGCCAACTACGGTAAAGCTCCAAGTTATAGTTTAGAATTACACAACTAAACGTATACTCATGATTCGCTGGCAAGTTTGTTTCTTGACATAGATTGCTCGCTCTTGCACGTAGACCAGCACGTTTAAACGCTTTAGCCAACTTGCGGTTCATCTTATCAATGAATGAGAAGTACCCCTTGCCACGCGGCATCTTAATACCAAGCATCTTAGCAAACTTACGCAGGGCCTCAGGATCTTCAGAGTTCATTGCATCTGTAAATTCGTCGTCAATCAACCACCCAACATTATTACTCTCTGTACGTTCGTACAGGAAGTCAGCAACCTTATCAAAATCACCATGTTGAGGGCGTAGGCTATATGCACATGAACCACGACGGGAGCCCTGAGCCACTTCTTCCATAACGTTGATGATGTCTCTAACCAGTGGCATAAGCCCCTGAGAGCGACCGCCACGAATCTTGTCACCTTCAGCAGGCCAGTCATCAAGGCAGTAACTTGTGCCGTGGCTGTGCTTCGTTAGAATGGCAGCTTCTGTCAGGAAGTCATAACGATCAAACAGGTTGTTACCAACATTACCACCAGCACAGCTTACGGTAGTTCCTCGCTTACGGATACCACCATTGGCCAGCAATGGCGTAGAGGGACTAATGAAACCATCCCACATCGTCTGGAAGAATGCATCTTCCCAAGTCTTTCCTGCCCAGTAAGGGTTAGTGTTCCACCATTCAGGATACACTTCAGGAGCGTGCTTCGCCATAGCTTGTGCAACACCACGGAAGCGACTCTTCACTGTTTCGTTGTTGTAAGAGTACTTGTCGTAGAACAATTGAATACCACCAGTAGTGTAGAATGGGGGGCAGTCGCCATTGATAATTTGTTGCTTTCTTAGTGCAGAGTAGTTCATTCAATTTCTCCAGTTTCAATATACCCACGAATGAAGCCAGTAGTATCCCAACTTGATTCATATTCTAGTCCTAACCCCGGAGTAAAGAAGTCTACCATTTTGTAAGAGTCAGTTCCAAGATCAAACCACTTAGTGATTGGAGACTCTGCTTCAGGGAATGGAAGGTCCAGTCCAAGACGTTCTGCAAATACATTCAACCTAACTTTGATATAGTTTTTAAAGTCTTCCTTGGTCATACCATTTAGTGTGTCCTCAAGGAATGCAAGATCAATGATCAAACATTCATGTTCATAGGCGTATTGAATCGCCTTGTAAATCTGCTCAACACGAACAGTGTCTTCACGTAGAGGCTTACCCAACTCTTTATAGTGTTGGTTGATTGCCCAAGCAGCAGCGAATCCATGTAACCAAATCTTCACACAAGGTCGTTAGTCTTGTGCCGCACCTTCACGTGCTGCTCATGCTTTCACATGAGGGGAGACTATATCATACGCTTTCACGTCTTTCCGCTTCGGATCACTTGATCCTACTCCCAGATGGGATAGTCGTTGAAGTTTCCAAGCCCATTTCCAACCAAACAGATTTCCACCTTAGACATTCCCGTCTATATCAGTTGAATATCTAGTGAATATCGGATGAAATTTTCTCATACTGTCCTCCTATATTTGGAGTCAGTTTCGAGCTTAGCTTACCTGCTGATTGCCCAATCCTGACGATTTTTAACATTCACGTTCGATGTTACCATCCACGTTGTAGTTCGTCAAGCTCTAAGGGGTTTCCAGCAATTCAAAAAGTTTTAAGAGGACTCACATTTAATCCTCATCAATGGCAGATTGGTTTGTTCCACGAACAGTTACAGCAATCTTGTTATAACCGTTACTCTGGAAGCTCTTCAGGATTGCAAAGCTGGCAAAGAGTAGTGCTGTTTCAGTCATAGAGAATACGATAACAGATAGTAGTTTATCTTCGCCGGACAACACACTCTCAAGCCACTCAACACGTGCAGCCAACTCAGGGTTAGCAGCATAAGCACGATAGTCTTCGTCTTTATCTAGACCGAGCTGTGTGTTAAGTTGGTTGTAGAAGCGAGCGTGAACTTGCAACTCAAAGGCAGCAAATGCAGCAGCCATAGCTTTAGCTTCAGGAGTTGGAAATACTTTAATAAACAACCCGTTCCAGAACTCTTCACCTACAATCAGTTCATACTTCAAGAACAGTTGTAAGACAAACTTTACAGCGTGCAGTTGTGCAGGAGTTAGGTCGAACAGAAGTTGCATACGATCTAGTTCAACTTTCATTTCTGTGTTTGTCCAGAATTGTTTGTCGAATTGTTGGTCTGCGAACTCCAAGAATTGTGGGTAGACTGTGGCGTAACTGTCTGTCTCAGTCATAATACGTGTCTTTGCATCAAAATCGAACGGAAGCCCCATCGCTACCGTCTCTTCGTAGTTTTCAGAAAACATTCTTAATCCTCAGCTGTTGGCGTGATGGTCCCTTGGTAACTCATTGCACGTAATGTATGCCTCAAAGTTTTGTCTTTAGTTGCTTCAATCTGAGCTTCAAGTGACGCACATCCAGTTGCAAGCCAAGCACTATCAGTTCGCTCAAAACCTTCAACTCTGATACCGTAATATTCAATGTTGTTAATAGTTCTATGATTACAGGCTACAAGTTCATAACCCAGAGCCACGTCAAAACCATTAGTTTGGAGGATGGCCTCAAAAACTTTTTTGTTCTGGGTGTCGTGAGCTTCTTTAAAACCGTCAACCAACATTAGGTCACGGAAACTCAATGCGTAATCAGCCATGTGAAACTCCTTTCTTGTTCAAATTCATAATAACACATCTGAGATGTAATTGCTTTGCAATTTGATCATCAGTTAGTGCGGTCGTTGTCTTACCTTCACCTACTTTGAAGAACTCAAGGATCACTTTGGACTGTTCAGCTTTAAGCAGGAACCTACCATCCATATGCTGACAGAAAGCTTTTAAGTTCTCGCCGTTAATCTTCCACCTGTAAGTTGTAGAGTGTCCCTCTTTCCTTGGAAGCTTCTTAGTTTTGTTGCCTCCATAAAGGCTGATCAATAAATCCACTAAGAACTCTTCACGGATTTCAATAGCAGCCTCAGCCTTGTAATAAAACTCCTGCCTACGTACCTTGCCGGTATTCTTTGAAATTGTTATAACAAAGCAACCCTCTCCGTCAAACAGGCCCGCCACATAATCATGGTTCATATTTATGGCACACATTATTAGGGATCGTCTGTCTGAATTGCACCCACCCTATCAGGTTGCCGCTCCAAAAATTGCCACTACGGTCTACATGAGTAATGCCGTCCTGCCAAGGCTCAGCTTGGTTATGCCAATGCTCGTTGAAAGGTCGCTCCATGGGTGTGGCACTGTGTTCGAATGGGCTAGCATGTACCGGCTCACTCTCTACAAGACGCTTATACACCATCTGAGCCTTCTCAAGAGTGTCATCCAGCTTACGGTAGCTCACTTGAGCACAGCAGCTAGAGGAGATTGCCAGAGCTTCTTCAAGGCTCATACCGTCAAAGCCAAACCCAGCGTAAGTGTCTCTCCAGTACCCATTTCCGAAATATGGGGTATGCCACTCGCCCGGCTTCAACTCATTAGGTGTACTTGCCTGCAAAGCTCCCCACATCAAACGAGCAAGCTCTTTGATTTCTGGTTGTGCATCTTCATGGTTACGAAGCCAGAAGAAGTTGTCCATGCAAGTAGCTGTCATGACAGTCTTCATAGTCTGGAATGGTTCAAGGATACGGTTTGCAACTTGTTTGTGTACACCTTGATCAGCCAATATCTCAGCAGATTCAGCGGCACGATCAGCAGCGAATTCCCAGACATTAACAGCTTGTTGACGTTTGATGCCAGTCAACTCTACAGACGCTTGCATCCCCGACTGATTAGCCCCAAAGTGGATAGGTATTGCTGGGTTGTTTCTAACTTGGTCGATGATAGTCTTTACGGGAATAGCACGACTTGATGCAGAGTTACGGCTAAAGATTCGGTGAGTGTTGAACTCAGCCAAGATAAAACGTGGGTATTGTAGTTCAAATGTTACGATCTGCTGGCCATTAGGTGCAACAGAGTGTGCGATAATTTTTGCTGTAATTGTCAAACCTACCCCCTTGAATGTAAAAAGGAAACCTTTTAAGGGTTTCCTTTGTGGTGATTGCCTGTGTAGGCCGTTATTATACCCAGATTTGACCACGTGTGTCAACATCATGAACAAATCTTTTTAAGATTGCTTCCACTGCTCACTGGCAAACTCCAATGCCTTGGACAAGTTTAGGCAATCTTTCCACCAAGGACAAGCTCCATCTCAGCCAAAATATTAAAAGCTTGGTGGGCAAGATGGATTAAGCCACTTTCATGGTCCACTCTTTCTGTGGCAGAGAGTCCCTGAGATTTCTGCAAACTATTTTCAAGCATGTGGCGGTAGCCCGCTGACGACAAGGCGGTACCTGCATCTGGGAGGTTACGCCAGTCGTGAAGCTTGTAACCCTTAACGTCAGCCGCCCACCCCATGACCTTGCTGACTTCAAACAACGCAAGTGGGAATCCATCTATTGCCATGTGCACTGGCACCTTACCAACCTTTCGAGTTTCAATATCTGGGCGGTACATTCCCATATCTGCTTTAGTTCCAAAGTTAGTTATAGAGATGTCCGAAGTTTTATCCCCTACTACCTTCCAACGCCCACTTCTTACAAGACTCTCTACCGTACTCCTGAGGTACCCTGTCTTGCCCGCACCGTACGCCCCGTCTGCCCAGCTTACCAATACTAGACAGCCCTCACCACTATCTGTAACTGTGTAAATTTTACCATTCGAAGTATCCTCAATGTCAGACACCTTGTACATCATCTTCCTCCTTTTCCAGTGTGGCCATTAAAGGCTCGTCAAGCTCAAGGGCATCCTCAAGGATTGCTTTGGCTGTTGTCAGCTTAACAAGCAACACCATTAGCTGCTCTGGTGTCTCTCCATGTTCATCCAAGAGCTTCTGTACGAAGCTGTGAAGCTCGTTTGGATCTAACAAGTCGAATGCATTAACTGTACTCATTCGGCTTCCTCTACAGATTGCTTAGTAGCATTGTAGACAATCTCAAGTGGAGCAACTGTCAGCTCAGGATTATCTGGAAATTTTTCTATCATCAACGCAAGAATAGAAAAAGCCAACTCTGCTTGCTCTAGGGATAGTTTATCACTCATTTTGTTTCTCCTCTGCTGTTAAAATATCGACGGACACAATATCCTCGACCAATGCTCCAAACTGTACAACCAATTGTAGCTATTGTGGAGGCAATTGTCAAATCACTTACAAGGTGGAAAGTCACCATTGTAATGAGCCAACTGCCAACCATACCAATGCCCGTGTTGGACAGCGTTTCTTTCATGGATTGTTTCTTACTCTGTGACATTAGTCACTACTCCTACACGTTAGTGATTTTTGCTAAAAACTTTCCAAGCTTACTGTGATTATCAACTCCGGCACTGCCAGTGAATACCCACAAAAATGGAGACGCCACAAGCCAAATTGGGTATACCCATAAAAGGTTGAGCCTGTTTACAAGGGTGGATTTATTGTAAACTTCCTTTAAATGGTAGACTTTGTAGTCACTCTCATCCTGGAATAGATAATCTACCATACCTTGAGCGGTGTCGGGGAAGGTATTGTTTTCCTTGAAGCTATTTAGTAGCTGAAAGCTGTAAGCCTCATTTACTCTACGATGAATTGACATTTTAAACCTCCTTAACGAAAATGAGCTGCCATCATACAATGGCAGCTCTTGTCATGTCAAGCGTATTTTTTAGTTAGGAAGTCCAGAGACACCGGGCACGGCAAGCCGAAACCATCCTCTATGATCTACATCCATTAGATATTTCTCAACAAACTTTCACGTTTTTCTTTAGAGAGGGTGTTCACACGGGATCTGCGTTGCTCTCCTGTGCGCGTATTACGATACCTCTTATACTTTCCAAGGTTTGAGTAGTGAAATCCGTCCACTTGCCATTCAGACATATCCAAGACTCCATCAACGTAAACATCAAAATTAGGGAGTTTATCATCCCAACTTGAAAGAATATCATACAACTCTTCCAGAGAGAGCACGTCATAAATATTGTACTCCTTCATCTCTGCCCACGCCTCGGGATTGCCTTTTAGACACTCTGCCCACAAGCTGTGGCCTGAAAATTTCTGATGGTCAAGCTTCTTATACACGGTGCATAGTTTGTCCGTCATATACGCCAGTTTATTACTGGTGAAGCCAAACTGACGCTTAGCAATCTCCATGGTGTCAATCTGTCGGAATGTGGATGGCTTCGGCATACCATTTAAAATAAACCGAGCGTTGATCTTCTTAACATCAAAGCGCTTGGAGTTTTGACCAACCACAAAATCAGCTTCGTTGAGTAGACGCCACAGGCTGTCAAGTAGGGTACTATCATCCTCAAAGTCATCCTGATCTTTTAGGTCCATGTAAACAACGTCCTCACAACCTTTCCACTTAGCACAGAATGAAAGGATACTCCAGTCCTGCTCAATCTGATTGAGACCTACGTTCTGGTCCCATAGTCGCCACACTTGTGCAAGAATGGGTTTGGTTTCAATATCGATAAACAGAATCTTTGGCCCAACAGCAGGGCTTGATTCATATGGAACACAACCCATTCTACGGATGTAGTCTCCAACTGTAGTACGTGGCACTCCCAGTAATTTTGAAATTTTACGTTGGCTCACGCCGTCCAGCCAGTATTGCTTGGCTTCTTCTTTCCACCCACTCATTGTTCTACCTCCTTCAATAATTTAACAACCTGCTCACGCCTTTCCTTAGCCAGACGCGCAGGAACCCCACCCCTTTTGGTAATCCAAGATTTTACCTCATTAGCCGTTCTTTTGCAAATGATAATTGCTTGCTTTTCAATTGCTGCATCTTCGTGTGATAGTCCAGTCCTCTCTGCGTAAGCCAGTGTACTATTACACAACTTACATACCAGACGCAAGTCATTTTCATTCACATACAACAATCTTTCTACAAAGCCTTGGATATCAGAGATTTTTGTTAGGCTCCCCGCAGCCACGATGTGGTCAACTTGGCCCTCTTTTATAGTGAAGTCTTTGTGACAAACGGCACACTCAAAACCCCATACTAATGCCTTACCTTTTCCGGCCGGGTTGGGTATCTGTTTCCTTACCTTCTTAACAAGGTTTAGTTTTGCCGGGTGTTTAGACCAAACCCTTCTTAAAGAACCTCGTAGGAATGTAAAAAACTCTACAGAGTTCTTCCAAGGAGTGCTTGGACCCCATACTATCTTAGTTTCTTCCATAAGTACCCTCCCTGACACTCCAACCCCTCTTAAGTCTGGTAGAGATTGTATTAGGCTTCTCGCCTGACAAGTCTAAAAGTTCCAAAACTCTAGATAATTCCATACTTGCTCAAAACCTCCCTGCAATTAACTGAGTCTCCTTCCCAACGGAGCATGAACGCGCAGTTGAAGTAAAGTTGCATAAGATCAACAGAATCTTTTGTATGAATAATACCATCCCACGCTGCATAAATCACTGGCCCTGGATACCAATTTTGGTATTGCCTGTGAAGTGCGGTCCATGCCTCTTTATCATTCTTACAATCTTTAAGCAGGTTGTAGGCAGTTACTTCTCCAAAGGTTGCAGTTTTACCAAGTCGGTCTTGTTCCATCTTCCACAAGTCACAGGCATGGTAGCCATCAACTTTATCTCCGTATAGAGCTTGGTAATACAAGAACATGCGTCCCGTACCTTTGATTGTTTTACCGTCTTTATGAAGCTCACCAAACCCGGTAATCAACTCAGGTTTCTTACTCTTATCAGGGTTCCATAGCCAACCTGTACACTGCAAAGCATCTTTATCACTTGTTACTTGAATAACACGAGTTTTGTTCTTATAACCCTCGTAAGCACGAATAGAAGATTTATCATCAACCTCCATACCGTTCACAACCACAGCGCCCAAGTCTGTGATCATATAGTGTCTAAGTTCTTTTAATTGCAACGGGCGAATATTACCGTCTCTGTTAGACTTATATCTGCCACCTAATGTGCTTATACCAGCCCACTTGCCAATTGTTACGGTGTACTCAGCAGGTAAAGGAAGGCTATCCCTAAAATTGTCTGCCCCTGAGATGTAAATTTCACCCTTGGATACACCAGTTCGGTTGTGGTATCCCTTGATCATCTCACGAATCAAACTCTTGCCATAACTTGAGTGGCGAGCCTCTTGAACGTCAGTGATGGTGTACATGTCCTCAGTGTATGGCGTGTCCTTCAGGAAGGCACGGAACGCTGTACGGTTATCCCAATGCTCAATTACACCCTTCTCGATGCGCTGTGTGCAGATTGTCTTTGTCTCACTCGCGCTTGAAGCCTTGTATGCAATGCTATCAGCATCAAAAATAAGTAGGTCTGTCATTTACAACTCCTGTGTCTGTATATTGTTATCAGCTTCAAACTTCAGCAGGGCAACCCTAGCCATTAATGAGTTGACAATGTCAATGCTATTAGGAACTTCTTCTAAGATTTTAGTGACAGCCGCTTCAATGGCAACAGCTTTACCAACCTGCCAAGCTTTGTGGGCTTCACTCGACGTCTTAAATGCCCCTCGATACCTTGGAGTACAGCCATTAACATGTGATAGGTAGGGAACACTATGTGGGTTTACCATTTTACTGTCTAGAGACTTTCTACTAACCCCAAGAGGCAAATCCCCGCGTTTAGCCTCAGAGTCTGTTAGAAGGCTGTTCAACCAAGCAGGTACAAATACACACGTTTCAGGGCTGTACACCTTGTTCCCCTGAACAAGTAGGTCTTTGTCAAGATGTTTCCCCTTCCAATCTTGGGTTTCCATCCAAGCTTTGAAGTTTGAGAATAGTAGCCACTCGGAGCAAACATACTTATCTCTATATTCTGGGTGTTTCTTTAGCTCTTTCTCAGAGTAGCATCTCTTTATCATAGCGTACCATCTGTTATAGAAAGGACATACAACTTGTTTCCCGTTCACCATAGGTTGAACTACATAGTCCGCGTCATTAGTTCCAACACCTTGTACCAGTTTAGGTTTACTTCTTGACATTTATTTCCTCCAAATAGCAAAAAAGGGAGCCTTTTAAGCTCCCAATTTGTTTCAATCAATACTTAGGCTCATCTTGATCATATCCCGTCAACTCTTTATACTTTGCTTCCAGAGCACGTGCTGCTTCACTCTTTTCTTCAAAAGCATCTGCTACATGAATTTTTGCAGAGGCTTTGATAAGCCCAATATCCACTTTATCAAAGCCAGCTTCTTTGGCTTCCTCAGTAAGAGCCTTTACATCTTCCTTGGCTGCCAGAGAGTTAAGTTCTAGTGTGATATAGCGTTGAAATAGTTCGTCTTGAGTCATTGTGCCTCCGTAATTTTGTTCAGGTATTTAATTATCATATCAGCAGAATACTTGCCATAGTTGGCTGAATCAAAATCTTTATCATCATAGTCTATAAAGGATTCTTTGTCTGCCTCATAATCAGCAAACCAGAGATCATAAGCTTTTTCAAGCTCTTGCTGTGTAAAAGAATAAATTTCGCTCATGTTCTATACTCCTTAAGTAGTTGCCAAACCAAGAATACCCCAAAGGATGTACCAACCTAGTGCGAGGTTTACGCCGGGGACAAGTACATCAACTACAACGCATGCCCAGAAGATCAGCCAAAAGACGTTCATTATCCACTCCTATGTGTGTTGGGATGAGGGCACACTCATAGGTGTGCCCTTCAGTGTTAACCCTTAGAACGGATTTAATGCTTCTCCGTGTTCAGTATGCCACAGAGAGTGGCACCTGCTACACAACCAACGTACAACCTTTGGTTGATCATAATCATCATGGTGGCCTTCAATTGCGAAGTTGCTGTTACACAACTGTGAGTTGTGTGCCTTAACCAGACGACCATCACGTACTGCATTATTCACCCAAGTCTGTGCTTTGTACTTCTTAGGATTGGCTTCACGATATTTTCTGAGGTCAGTCAGGTTCTGTCGATTACCCCTCTTTCTATCATACTCTTGTACAGCCGGGTTTTCCTTTCTTCTAAGCCTTACGGATGCTTTTACACAATCCTTGCATCTTGACTTATTTGATTCATAGAAGTCTGTATGGGGCTTTTCAGCCCCACATTCCCTACAGATCAAAAAGGAGCGTCCGAGTCATCGAAACTGTCATCGCCACCCACTGGAGCACTCGGAGCAATGCCAGTCACAGGCTTTGCAGCCTCTTGCGGTGCAGCTTGGGTCTTACCACCCTCCAACGCTTCCAGCTCACCTTTCAGGATAGAGCCTTCATAATTGTTTGCTCTCATGATGTGGTTCTTGATGCACACACGCAGTTGCTTCACAGCTTCTGCATCGTTAGCAGCGTACAGGTTCACACCGTACAGAGTACCTTCTGGAGCTTCAGGCAGTGGAACGCCTTCTGGAACCATACCAACCAGCTTAACTACTTCAGTGAAGTATGAAGTGCCAGCGGTTTTACCCGGCTTCATGAACACTTGGAACTGGAACTGTGCAACTTTACCCAGCAATTCACCGATGCGGTTCTTAGTGAAAAGACCGTTGGCGTCAAGCAGGCCACAGGCGTCAGCCAGTTTGTGCAGTCCGTTGTTCTTGGCGAAAGCCCAAGTTGTTTTACCACCACCCAGATCGTGTTTGGTTTCACGAATGTTGTATGGCGATGCAACGATTTTGGTCTTGTCACCCGGCAGAGTGAACTCACGGTTCAGCAACAGACGCAGAGGTAGCGGGTTGCTGTTACCGAAATACTTGCCCTTGTCAACCATCACTTGCGGGAAGTCAATGGTAACTGCCATTTGTTGCACTGGTTTCTGAGGCCAGCATTTCAGACGGCAAGGCTTACCCTTGTCATCGAAACCATCTTTGAAGTAGGTCGCAGGCTTTTCAGCGATTGCGGCAGCTTCAGCAGCGGCATCACCAACGAACACTTGTTCAGCGTCGTCAAGGTTTTGCTCACCGAGGTCGATGATACCCGAAATTACGCCCGGTATAGAACGCGCTTTGTCTTGGGTCTTTGCCATTTCAATGACGTGGCCATTCAAGCCATCCCAGTCAACTTCGCGCTTTTGACCACCAGCGGTTTGGGTGGTAGTTGTTGTTACAAATGTAAAACCTGTCATTTATATCTCCTATCTTAAGACCCATTATTGGGCAGTGTGAGGCCACTTGACCTCAGTTAACGCTGATTGATCAGATCAGCGGATTTCTTTAACAGCGGCGTATTGGAAGATGCGAATACCTTTACGTTTACCGCCGAGTGCAGCCTTCATTTCACGTGCAAAATCACGATCAGCAGTGGATGCGTAGATTTCATCTTCAGCGTTCAGGACGCCGTAGATAACCTTGTTTGGCAGGGTTTCGTCTGAAACCTTATCAGCCGCTTCAACCAGATCGTAGTGCTCAGGAAGCAGATACTGTGTTTCGCCTTCTTCGTTACGGAAGAGCGACCAGAGGCCACGGTGATGAGGGCCGAAGTCCTCACCCTCAGAAGTAGCGAGAGTGCCCGGTTTGAATGCGTGCTCGTATTTCTTGGCAGTACGAACCTTGACAACAACACCTTTAGAAACTGTAGCCATTTGAATCCTCCTTCGTATATTCAATGCGTGTATTGAATGCGTATCTTACAACGCTTCTTCGTTCGTGTCAACCACTAGTTCAACCTGATCGTCCATCAGGCGTTGCTGAATGCCTTTCTTGTTCACGTAGATAAACGTGCCCATGATTTCAGAAGAACTGCAACGCTCTATGATTTCTCCCAGAGCGTACATGTGGTAGAAGTCTTTCTTGATGACGCGGTACTGGTTCACGCCAGCAGGTCTACAAAGCGGCCTTTGATTCGCTCCAGACGGGAGTGCGATTCTTCAGCGGTTGCCAGAAGCTTTTGACGCTTCTCGATTTCAGCTTCGTGGTCAGCCTTTTGACTGGCGATTGCCGCTTGGGCAGTTTCCAGATTGGCTTGAGCCTGAGTGAAGCCAGCCAGAGCATCGTTCATCTGTTGCTCAGGGGTTTTGCCCTTCTTGCTGGAGAACATACCAGTGAAGTCGAAAGCCGCAGTGGCATTGCCAACAGTTGGTTCGTTACGCTGAGTCATTGTGTTTCCTCCGTTATGTTTGATGAGGTGAATTGTAGAGACATCCTTGTCCGTTGTCAACCCCTATCTCACAATGGGACTAATTATTTTCTCTGCACCACAAGAGACGCACGTGTACCCCCAATCCATCTTTGTTTCTTTTTAACTGGTGTCCGAAAATCCAACATACGACCTTACGCATAACACCCCCACCCCCCCCCCCCCAATCAATGGATTTCGGCGTAACACCTGCCAAATTGTGTTTGGCACCCAAGCTTACGGCGAAGGTTGAAATCCTTGTTCACCTTCTCAACAGCGTCGGTAATGATCTGAGGTGAGTCAGCCCGGTGCCACTGACCAACACGTGCGCCGGATCAGGATTCGTCATGGAAGCTACCTGTCAAAGTCTTACGACCAAACTGAGCTTGCATTGCATTCAGAATGTTATCAACCCACATGTCAAAGAAATATGAACCGGTTCCCTGTGCCAGTGTGGAGAATCGATCAGACTCTTTACGCAGGCTGTAGCAGAACCCGTTGATAGGGTTGATCAGCCACTTGTCACCACGACTATCCTTAAACACCACCTGCTCTTCAGCAATGGCTTTTACAGACCAGTTTAGCTCCCAGTACGCCTTGTGCAGCTTCTCACCTGTAGCTAGACTCTGGCCTGCTGCCTGTGCAATCTTAGCAGCACCCGCATTGTACACGGAAGCATAGTTACAGTTGCCAGTGATTGTCACAAACCCATTCTGTCGGATCAAGAAACTAGTGTTCTCAGTTGTCAAGCAGAAAACATCTACAACCCTTCCCTCTGTCTTCTCTACTCGTTGCATTGTCACACTACTACGGTCTTGTGACCTTACCACTCCATAACCTTTTTTATTAAACTTCTTAAATGTGTTTTTACCCAAAAGAATGCTTACCAACTGCACAGCGTCTGCAATATTACCTGAATTTTGGTAGACAATGCTTGTTTTGTAAGTTTTATCGGGCGAAGCAGTATTTCCGTCAGCCCTCCAAAACGCATCGTAGAATCCAGACAAAGCCTCCCTGCTAAGCCCAGAGACCCACAGGCTGTAGTCAATTTTATGCTTGCCCTCCAGTGGCAGCCCTACGTCCTTTAGGAAGTCACGCGCACTGTTGGATTTAAACTGGAACACAGGCACATTGCAGGAATTCTTGTACTCTGAGTAGTCCAAACCAACAGCTTCGATATCTTCCTTTACCTCCTCGTAAAACTTAGCCTGGGCGATTGTCATCCGTACGGCTTGCTTGTGTCCGGACAAACCTTGAGACGTTTTACAAGTCAACGGGGAGACAGACAGACTGCCGTCCGCCAGCATCCAACCAACAACACGAGCTTGTGCAACAGTGACGCCGGAAGTGCCTCCAACATAAGCTGCCGTTGTGACAATATTCATAGCCTTATTCAGCTTTTCAGTAGACACCCACTCCCGTACGACTCTTCGTGTAGACCCTCTGCCTGTGGTCCTATCTACAACCCATTTGTGATCTGGGGTTGACTCTAGTTCCCAGTTATTGTTTTTCATAACAACCGTCTTCTGGCCCTTAAACAACAGGGTGTCTGTAACTCTACACCACTCAAGCGTATTTGTCTCAGTGCCCAAAGACATAACATAGTCTCCAATACCCACCTCGCTGCCAAGCAGCCACCCTCGACGTGTCAAGACTTCTGTACTGTCAACTGGCAAACAAGTCTTGCCGTCCTTACGACCTTTCTTAACGTGCGGCGGGTGACTACCTTTCGGGTCAGCCATGAACGCTTCAAACTCAGCTTGAGAAATCATCCCAGCCGTGAGTGCCATCAGAATGTGAGGGTCAAAACCATCAGCTTGCATGGTCTTAACATACTCAGGGTCATGCGGCAGCATGAAGTGGTGCTTCACACGATCTTCAAGAGAAGACATGTCCGACCCAGCAAGAATCTTTTTGAATCCTGAAATTAACCCACCTCGGATATCATAGCCATAAGGCTTGTCAACGCCCGGAAGGTTTACCAGCTCACGGTGTTTAACTCTAAGGGTGTTAGTGAAACCACCAATACGAGCCTTCAACCACTTCCCATCTTCCATGTCTCTGAAGAACCCCAGAAGCACGTTACGACGGTTTTCAGCCACCTTGTAGTCAGCATAAACCTTAATCGCAGGGACCTCTTCAGCCAGATCAATCAGAGAGTGGCACAGCTCTTTACCGTCATCACCACCAACCGAGATTTGAGGTATTGCACGTTCTTCTGGTCTGGCGTTTTTCCAACGTTCCCATTGCTGGTGATTTGCCTTACCTTGGGGCTTGCTGGCGATCCACGCATTGAAAGCTACTTCGTCCTTCTCGTACTTAAATGACTGTGGCACCCAACCCTTGCTGAACAGGAAGTCCTTTACTTGAACTGGACTACCGGGATTTGGTTCTTCATTCTTATTCCATACACGGTAAACCTGCTTACCCTCTAGAGGTAAATCATCAGGGTCGATGTAGACCAGTGGTGCACCAGACTCAGGGTCTTTCTCACCATCTTCCAACTTCCGCATGGTCTCATCCCATTTGATCCAATGTGCGGTCCTCTCACCATTTTTCTTGAATGGGTCAATCTTTGGCTCTGTCTTCTTGACATATTTAGGCACCACTGGCATAACTTCTGATAAGCCGGTGCGTGCTGCCAGTACAATCTCTTCAAGCTTCTCAAGAGAATTTCGGACATGTTCAACATCCAATTCCCAGCGAGTCTTCTCTTGCAGGCAGGCACAGTCCATCTTGAACATCAGGAACGTCAGAATGGAGTCAATAGCTGAATCGACAGTACGACCAATCATATCGTCAATGGGAATCCACTCGTCAGGCGAGATGCGAGTACCACCAACGTTGATAACCTTCTCAACATCTCCACGCTTGTCCTTAATCTCTTGCCCATTGTCAATCAAGCCCTGAGCAGTTGTGTACATGTCTACCAGACGTGCCATGTGGTCTTCCCACAAAGCTGTGTTGATCTTAACGTCCTCAGAGCAACGATGTTCCATAGTGTCAAGAAACTCTTCAAGGGTTTCACCCTCTTGTTGTTCCCAGTGTGCAATAGCAGGCTTGGCAATACCGTAGTCCTCAAAGAAACTATCCAGACCATGCTGGTGTCGATCAGGCGATAGATACCATGACAAAGCTAATGTATCAACAACCATCAAACCTGATAGGTCAATCTCCAGAATCTCCTCAACCATACGAACGTCGTACCCGATACCGTTGTGCATAACAACGGGAATACCCCTGTCGATATGATACTGGAAGAATTTAGCAACACGTTCTTTGTAGTTCTTGTGGTCGCGTCGAATGGTAAAAACCTTAGATAGATCCCCGTTCATCTCGCGAATCTGATAGCTCATTACGTGCATCTTTGTAACTGTATCAAGAAGCCCGTCTGCTTCGAAGTCAGCAATGCTTGCCTGCTTCCAGTTTGTAATCTGCTTCATCCTGCTCTCCTTTAAAACGACAGAAGGGATCATACCTAAGCATGACCCCAATAGTCAATCAGATTTTATACCTCTCAATCAAAGCCCTTGAAACTCTGGGGTCTGGCTGAATAGCTGCAAGTTGTAGAGCTAGCTTGTATTTAACTTCACGGTATGCAAATGAGGCTTCTTCAGGTGTAAAGTAGTACCCAATCCAAATACGTTTACCTCCCAAGTTCTTACACTCTGCCGAGTATTTTGAGGCTTTCTTAGAGAAAGTAACTCCTATAGGGTACTCACCACGTATGGAATCACTCTCTAAAAGAAATGTGTTTACAAGTGGGCTCACAAACACACAAGTTTCAGGACTGTACATTTTATTGCCTGCAACAAGCAGGTCTTTGTCCAAGTGGTTACCCTTCCAATTTTGTAGCTCCATCCAAGACTTAAAATTAGAAAAGACAAGCCACTCAGCACAAATTGTACAATCAGAATATGTTGGATACTTTGCCATTCTAACTTTATCATAGCAACGTCTCAGCATATCTTTCCACCTTGTGTAATACTGGCAAGCGACCTGCTTGCCATCCACATTGGGTTGCACTACATAGTCGGCATCATTTATACCAACACCGAACACTAATCTCAAAGCTACTCCTCCTGCTGACTGGCCAGATACTCAGCCTTTACAGTTGGATTTCTATCAAGATAGTCGTCCAAGTCCCACAAAGTGTGTGTCTTATTATCATAGTAGTAGCGTCCTGCATCTGGGCTTGTGTTGCCAGTCCAACGCAGCTTAGTTACTTTCATTTTTGTTATGTTACGCTCTACCTCATTTTCCGCTTCTTTATTACGAGTAAACAGCAGATTACAGGCTGCTGATTTAAATATTGCCGAACTACCAGCAAAGTCTTCTTCGAACAGATCAGCACCTGCGGAGTTTTGCTTGCCACCATTTGCACTCTTACGAACGTGGTTAATCAAAATGAAGGACACATCATGGCTCTTCACTGTGCCTTTTAGCCACTTCATGAACACGGCTTGCTCTTCATTGCTCATACCATCAAGGATATCTTGAAGTGGGTCAATGATAATCACCTTACACTCACAAGCAACGATCAGTTGCATGATCTTCTCTTTGATATCTTCAATAGAACCGTCACGCTCCTCAACCAAGTGCCAGCGGTGACTGCCATCTGGCAGGAAGAACAAATCCTGAGCTGCCTCTTCAACCTCAGCACTATTCAAAAGATCGATCTTATACTGGTCATCTTCAATCAAATCAAGCTTAAGTCCCAGACGACGAGACAACATCTTGTTTCCGTACTGGGCACAGTCACTTTCAAGTGAGAGGACTCCCGGTTTGTGTGGGCTGTGATAAATCCAGTGATAAACGCACTCGTCAACGATTGTTGACTTACCAGTATTACCAGTGATGAAGATTCGACCGTTACGGCGAAGAACAAGCATACCAGTCTCAACCATGAAGCAGTATTTAAAGCCGTCAAGGGTTTTGTACTCCTTCATCTCAGTCTTATCTCTGCCCCCCACACTGCGAATAGAGACACGCTGGCTATGGCTAGCCTTGTTGACACTTAGAACTCCGCAGTAACCTCCTTTGTACTTACCAGTACGTTTATCTTCACCAACCACCGCCCGCTTGTCGCAGGCCGCATAAGCGAACTGGAGGAAGTCTACATCACCTTTACGGCAGGAAGTATATACCTGATTTTCAAGATAGCCATCCCAGTGCATAACTTCATCACAGATAATTTGAAGCTGTTCCTGTGTTGCGTTGTAAAACTCCTCAGAATAAGCCTTGTCCTGAGTTTTTGGCCATACAATAACTTGGTAGTATCCATCTTCTCCAAGACCCTTGTCATCATAACTCAATTTAAACTTCTTAACCATGTCGATAAGTCTAAGATACTTACGCTCTTTATTGAAGCGCATTTGAGTATAGTTGTCCTTACCCTCTTTGACAATCCGGCCGTCAGCCATTACAGCAACTTGCAGGCGAAGCTCGCCCTCGCTGAAATCAATACCCTTCCCGCTATACTCGAACGTAGTGGCAATATGACCACGAAACCCTGTCACATTTCTCTCATGTAATTCTCTCACTTCCGCAAAAGGTTTGATATGAACCTTACCACCCTTGGCCTGAGAGTAGTATACAAACCGATGCTCGTCTGACAGCACTTGATCAGTGGAGCGGTTGCTGAAATGAGTCATGACTCCGCAAGGCTTTTTAACATACTCCAAAGGCTCTACAAAGGTCATCTGGCCATCTTTATGGTACTGGGCAACGAGGTCACCAACAACATACTCATCAAACTTTTTCCAACCTTGGGGAGTTAGATATTCAGTGTCCTTATCTACACAACCAGAAGCACTACCTAAGTTTGTAATAGTCTTGAGCATAATACCACCAGCCATCATCTTCTGCACTTTGTGCATAAATGGTGGGAGTGGTATCTTAGGTGTCACTGCCGCTGCCTTCATAAGCTTCATCAAACTACCACTACCAACAATACCACTTGGAGTGTAGGGAGCTGCATTGTAGAATGCTGAAATGAACTCACGTTCCTTATTAGCCTTCAAATACTCGTTAGGGTCTTTCAAGCCCATTTCCATAATGAAAGCTTTACCCTTAGGCAATGCCTTGCAAACTTTCTCAGAAGCTTCTCTACCCGCTGCGTCGTTGTCCATACAGACGATAATACGCTCGAATCGGTTAAACCACTCGTACTGGCCTACAATCTGTTTCTCACAGCCAGTCTCACCGATGGTTGGTGATACGACAGGGAAAGCTTCATAGCCTTTACCTTTCTGGTAGTCTGCGAGCATCTGGTAGGCGGACAGTTGGTCAATCTCACCACCAACAATCAGGCAGTATTTGCCTCGATCACGTATAAACTTGAACTGACCAAACAGCTGACATTCCTTGCCAGTCTCACCAAGTGCGCCGCCAAAAGTCTTAGGCAGTGTACGCTTTTTGTAACCAGTGAGAATAAATCCATGATCATTGTCTGCACTTTCCATAGTGCAAGGGTAGTATTGGACAGCAATCTCGCCTGTCTGTGTGTTCACTTCATGTCGAACACCAAAAGCTGCTGTAGTGTCTTTACGAATACCACGATAACCCTTAGAGTCTGTGGTAGTCACCTCTTTCATCTTCTTGTGAATCTCATCGTTAAACTCAGCACCCACTACGTTGTACTCCTTTTCTTCTGTAACACCGTTTTCTTCTAGATACTCTTCAGACGGTATGGTAAAACCACCACAACCACCCCAACAATGCGCGCCCCTGTGACGACCTACATCATCTGTACCGTAGACCATTAAATTATCACCTGACCTGTCCATACCCTTACTCTCGCATTTAGGGCATGCAACCTTACCGTAGGTATATAGGTCTATCCCGTACTTCTTTGCTATCTCCAGACTTGTCAAGCAGTCCCCTCCAATATTGTTATCCGAACAGCCCACACACTTTTACGAAAATCTTCCTCTATTGCGACCTTTGCTTGTACAGCTTCTGTCCTAGATGAAAACTTAACCACTTGAGAAGTTACCTTATCTGTATGGTTTATCAAAACAAGCAATGAAACACTCATGCTGCCTTTGCCTCCGTGAATGTGTAAGTCTCAATAACGGGCGTACCCGGTGTTCCACCGCCCGGAGGAGTCCCATCTGGGCTTCCACCTCCTGTTGGGGGTTTAGGGTCAGGCTTCTCAGCGGCCTTTGCACGCGCTCTTGCACCGTGAACCAAACCTGTAGAGTGATTCTCAAGTGCCTCTGTGATAGGGATCGAGAGCATAACACCTTCCTCAGCCTGAGTCACGCTGTATTGTGTGATTTGTGCGTGGATGATGAAGTCGTGCAGCATTGGCATGTGCGGGAAGTTCACCATCAAGATGTTGCCATTTGCGATTGGTGCTTGCAACTTACTCATTATTGTCACTCCTTTTGTGTTTACGTTTGCGACGGTACTTTGTACGATCACGTTCAACCTTGGGGAGGTTAACACGTCTATTGGGTCCAGCCAAGGGGTTTCTAATCTTGCTGTTCATAAACCTCTAACCTTCGAATCCATTGATGAGTGCTGGAGTCAACCTCATACTGGTCTATGCTTGTGGCATTTTCAATAGAGATTATGTATATTGGACCTTGGATGTGCATCTGGGCTTGAACTCTTACAGAGTATGTGTTATCCCGAGCCTGTACACGCTTCTCAAGCTCATTCACCATGTTGAGGATATGACCTTCTGTGATCAATGGAACATCTCCAGTTCACGTTCCTCTACCAGCTCTTCCTCTTCCAGAGGTGGTAGAGGCATCAGATATTTCTTTCCGATTTTTACGTGATTCTTGAGAATTGGGTGCCCCATATTTGTAGTATTGTTGGTGGATAGGCCAGAACAAATTGCAATCTCTGGCGTATCTTCTATGACTGTGCCAGTGGCCGCAGCCGATGGGTACAGCCAAGTCAAGTTATCTCCAACAGATGTGAACATCTCAATCTTCACGATCTTGCCGATGATCCAGTTGTTTTCAGGTTTGGTACAACCAATGATCATAGCCAAACCACCTATCTCAAGCTTGCCTTCGAATTTCATTTTTGTCTCTCCTGTTTGTATGAGCGAATTCTACACCAGTCTCTACCTTTGTCAAGCCCCAGATGTGAAAAAACCCCGCCAGTTAGGGCAGGGTTTTAATTGGGTCTCATGCCCACGACAGCTCGGTAGCATTGCCAGCGTCCGTCACACAGATACGTCTCAACATGTATCCAAGATTTGGAGAAGCTTTGTATCGATACTGGTTAAATCTTTAAAAGGTTTATATGGCTCGAAGGCCCTTCATCTTTTAGCTTTGCAGCTTTCCTATTTGATCTTTGAACGTAGTCAATACAGCCTCCTCAAAACGGAGGCGATCATATGCGAATGAGAATATTCACTAGTCTTTGGATTAGCCATTAGGCTATTCTAAAATAGGCTCCCCGGATATACCCCCAAGGAATGGGTTGCGTGAATTTAGGCAATTCGTCGCAGCATGAGAAAACTTTTACGTTAGACCGAAAGCTGTTAGGCTTCAATCAAGGTCTTGGCGTTAGCCTCAGACAGAGCGAAGTCAACCTCAAACAAGAAACCGTTGATATCAGCTTCCATCTTCAGGATCACAGCTTCCAGCCCGTTAGGGTCAAGTGGAGCGGTTACGTTCGAAGCAGTGTAGGGCTTGCTGATGGCCTCTAGCTCTTCCTCGGTAGCCTTGCGTTCCTTACCAACAGCAGCTTGAAGCATGGTGTCGATACGGCCTTGCATTTGAACGTTGTTACGTTCCACAACAGATCGTACTTGACCCAGTTGAGTTTGCAGGACGGACATCAGAGCACGCTCTTTGTCGATGGAACCCTTACGCTCGATGGCCTCAGCCACGGTCAGAGTCTTGCCGTTGATGGTGACAGTAGCCACAGCATTCGAACGGATGATTGCAGTCTTAACTGCTTGACGACGAGCGATCAGGTCTTGAACCGATTGCAAGCTTGCCTTCAACTGGTTGGTAGCCGTCTGAAGGTCTTGACCATTGGTAGTCTTGCCACCAACAGTCACTGTAACGAATACGGCTTGTCGAGTGGCTTTCTCGATACGGTCGTTCAGGGATTTTACTTCAGCCAAAGCGCGGGTAATGGAAATCTGTGCCATTTTGTTTCTCTCCTTTGATATTTGATTTGGTAAGTGTAACAGGGGTCTTACGACCTGTCAACAACTATTTTACACGTTTGGTGTCTCAACATCGTCTCGGTTGATCACCTTGTACATGGTGTTGCGTGTTTCGATGTAAAGATCGCCGTCAATCTCAACGATCTGCTTCACAGTCGAAGTGCGTACAGGCTCACCATCACGGAAGATACCGCGAGAGTCGTTGTAGATCAAGCCGTGTGCCACAGTATGGCCGGGAAACATCACATCGTCAAGACGTTTGAACACCATCTCAGCGACAAACTTGTCAGCCGGTGCAGCGTCCAGCGGCAGGATACGCCAGCCGTGATACCCAAAGAACTCACGTGTGAGATTCTGGTCGCCCAGTTCCAGCAATTGACTCAGATGAATTGCACCGTACATATGGCCTCCTAATTGGCGTTGTTCAGAATAGCGAAAGGGTTGTGTCAATCCAGATGGCGACCTTCACACCTTGCTTTTCCATGTATGTTCGTTTTGCTTGACCAGAAGTGTAGTACACCTTGAAACCCCTGTCAACCAGAAATTGTAAATCTTCTGGATAGGTTGTTGGAGTCCTCCATGTACAGACGATACAGTGGTAACCCTGCTTCTCAAGCAAAAGCATAACTGCAAGCCATGTACTCTCACTGTCGCTGATTGTCTCGTCGTAGTCAAATGCCACAACCTTTGGCTCAGCCACCAGAAAGTCTGTACGCGCCCAAGGGTCAATGTTCAATGCAGGTGGACTCCACTCAAATTTATGTTCCACTATTGAAACCTCCGCATGGAGTTCTCAAGTTCACGGATAGCTCCGTCACATGAAATCTGACGTAGCACACGTACAGCAAACTCATTGCCAGTCTCATGAACCGCTGGATGCATGTTGTAGCCTAAGTCTTGCAACACCGCAGAGCGCTCGCTAACACGCAGAGCTTTGAATGCCGCCATCAGTTCGTTGTTCATTTGTAGCCTCCATTCCTATACTTTAAAACAAGGTGTAGCCTCATACACTCATATCCAATAGGAAGCCCCATTTTGCTGTAGAGAACTTTACCATTACCATCAACTCTAATGCAAGCCATTTTCTGGTCATCGAAGTGGTTTGTTCTGACCACAAACATTGAGCCGAACATGGTAACAGAAAACAACACTAAGCACAACAAAAACTTCATACGTAAACCCTGAATGCAAAAGCAACTCTACGCCGTGGTCCGTGTTTATGATCGTACACGATTCCATCAATAACGGCAAGTGCATGACCACTTACAAATACCCAATAACGTCCCTCAGGATGATTTTTACAAAACTGAGCTATGGTTGGTCTCTCCCCTTTACTCCACTCCTCCTTAGCCATCTTTGTTTTAGGACACCTTGCCACAGCATCCCTACAATTGGCTGTATTAGTTCCTTGTCGGTTCTTACGACCGAACATTTTACGTATATGCCTGTGGGCAGCATCATAAGGCGCTCTCCACACCTCACAGAAGGAAACTACAACACAATCTCTGTACTCATTTCGGCTGTCTCTTTCTTCACGGTATTTACCCCAATTGTCAACCCACTCAATCATCATTGCTCCTTCGCCCATTGGACTGCTCTTTTGGAGTTCCGTTCATGTTGTCTTCGCCTCTTATCAAGACCTGCCACTGTCTTTCCTATATAGGACTTTCCGTTGGCGATGTTTGTAGCTCTGTAGATAATTTCGTTCATATTGCCCCTATCCAAAACCAGTTTCGTATTGTCGAGATAAACCTATCCCAAGGCTCGCCATACTGAGTTAACAGCCTAAGACGTGCCTTGTGGTCTATCTCCTAAGCTATCCAAAACTCAGATCGCAAGTCGGCGTCATGGGACGCTATAGATTGAGAGCCTTCCCCTATAAAGGGTCATCACTGCGCTGTTCTCTCATTCAACCTCAGCTGTCCCAGCAGCAAACTCTTCATAGGACGGTACACCCGCAGGACGGTGAGGGAAGCGTTAGCTCGACATATCTCTCTGCGATGTGGTTAAGTCTACCATGGAAAATATTTCTGTCAAGCCTGTTGACAAGGTTTCTTGATCCTGTAGACTGAGCGAGATCAAACACAAATGGAGGAAACAAAAATGAGCCAAAAGATCTTGAAACTTGCTGACCAATATAACGACTTCGCATCTTTTGAAATTGAGGGCGATGCGTTGTACGTAGTTATAAACAACAGCACAAGCATCGAACTGACCGATGAGGATGTTACCAAGCTTAAGAACTTTCTTGAGGAGATGTTTCCAAGCCCTGAGACTCAGGCACCAGCTGGTCTGGGGTGCATGCAGAACATTTGTGCAGATGGCCAGCCTTCACTTGTCATGGACTCTCGGCAACTGCCAGCAAACATCACACTTAACGTTACTGGTAATGTGACAATCAACAACTGAGAAGGGAGTGATAAAAATGAGTGAGCGTAAATTGGCAAGAGTTGTTTTGATTGATAGCCTTCATGAGATTGCTGGAGCCGATAGGATCGAGCTGGCCATCGTTGGCGGCTGGCAGGTTGTTGTTCAGAAGGGTCTTTATGAGCCTATGGCTACAAAGGCTGTATTCTTTGAAGTGGACTCCCTTCTTGATACAGAACGCCCTTACTTTGCTGATGCTGCCAACTGGAGTTCTAAACTGCTCCACAACATTGATGGCCGTATTCATGCACGTGTCAAGACCATGAAACTGCGTAAGCAACTCTCGCAGGGTTACATGATCCCACTGACTGAAACCGGCTTCAATGGTCAGGTTGGTGACGATATGACCAAAGTTCTTGGCGTTGTCAAGTACGAGAAGGCTGAAGAAGCCAGCATGAACAACGCTGGTGGCATGGGCGTCAAGACTGGCACTTCTGCATTGGGCTTCCCGAAGTTCATCCCGAAGACTGACCAGACTCGCGTGCAAAACATCACTAACCTATACTTGAAGGCTGTTGCCGATGGAGAAGAATTTGAGGAATCTTTCAAGCTTGATGGAAGCTCTCTTACTGCGTTTGTTCATGACGGCGTGGCTGGTGTGGCTAGCCGTAACGTGGGCTTTCGGATGGAAGACGAAAAGCGTAGTTTCCTTTCTACTCTTTCTCGCTTCGTTGACCATGTGCGGAATCGTGGTCTACGCGCTGCGAAGTGGGAACGTGTAATCAAGAAGGACGACAACGCCTTCACACAGATGGCTACTGATGCTGGTTTGATTGAAGCGATTCGTCGTGATGGTCGTAACCTCGCTATTCAGGGTGAGATGTGTGGTCCTTCGATTCAGAAAAACTTTGAGGGTTTGGAAGAGAACACATTCTTCTGCTACGATGTGTTCTTGATTGACGAACAACGTTACATGCTTCCTGCCGAACGCATCAAGTTCTGCACTGATCAAGGGGTGAGACATGTACCTGTGAACTATACAGGGCCATTGCCCACACCAACTGTGGCAACGGCACTCATTAGGGCTGATGGCCCAAGTGGACTGAACGGCAAGTTTCGTGAGGGTTACGTTTATAAAAGCACGACAAGGGATTTCTCTTTCAAGGTAATCTCAAACCGATATCTAATCTTAGAGGATTGACTTTCTATACTTAAGGTATATATACTGGTCATTAGCATTAACTATTTAATGACGGAGATAATATGGTCAGTATATACATAAAGACCCACAACACCACTGGGTGGAGTTAATAGGGCTATTAAACGGTAGACAACAAAAAAGCCCGACTCTAACGAGTACGGGCTTTCAGTCTTTCTTGTAGGTCATCAATCTCACGTTTAATCCTTTTCACGTCCTCATCCAGCAGGTCATACCTCTTGTTAGAGATGAACTGTAGGCTGGTGATCTGCTCTTGCAAATTGTTGATCTTTGTCTCGTACTTCCTATCAATTGCGGATAACTGTCTTTGATAATCTTGCTTGGCTACTTCTAGTTCAAGTTGACCTGTTTTGTTATTATAGGTAGGGAAGGCCAGTAGACATATACAAAAAAGGAGTGCGGCAAGAAGACTTCCAACTGCGGCCATCCAAGGCCATTCCGTACTTCTTGTCATAAGACTACCTCATCTCTTGGTAGGGCTGCTTCTGTCTTCCAACTTGTCCATTACACGCTCAAGCCATTTGTTTGTTATTTGCTGTTCGTTACGAATGCTGATAATCTTTGTATCCATTTCAGCACTAAGTCTGTTTACAGCCGTATTAAGCTTGTCTTCCGTGACAGTAGTAGCTTGAAGTGTATACAGTCTATCATCTAGTTTACTAATTTGGGATTGTTGGTATCCTACCACGCCCATACAGATCATTAGCAGAGCACCTGCTACATAGCTAAGAACGCTCTTGATCATGTCATTTGCTCCGGTCATCTTTAACATCTCCCTCTTGCATTTTATACCAGTTCTGAATATCTTCTAAACTCTGGTTACACTTCAACGCCTCATTAGTATTGTGCTTATAGGCGTCTTGTATACTCTTACTAGTATTCTTTTGAATTGGTGTTAGGTTGGCTTTATTTACTAGTTCCTTTGGAATCACCCGGACACTTGGAGGGCTCTTCTGCACAGACTGGTGCGTTGAGCATCCGTATAATGTTAGGATCAACAGTGTCGATAGGAGTAGCAACTTTAATCGGTTTATCATTTGGTTTTACCTCAGAGTATACAATATCTTTTAGTCTCTCTTGTACTTTTATCTGAGAATTTTTAACTTTGAGTTCCTTTTTCAAGGACTCTTCCTGTAAGAACTTCGATGTGGCCAATGCACAAGAGCTGACACTATCATTATAGGCAACTTCGTAGTGTTGGGCTTTATCTTGCCACATGGCAATTGTCACATCCCTTTGGTTAATTCTAGATTGAAGCATTATTGCATAGTACCCTACAGCTACGAAGTATATAACTGCCATCGTAAATAGTAGAATAGAGGACTTACTTTTTAGAATCTCCATATATCTTCTCCTGTTCCTCAAGCCATAGTTTTAAAGATTCTAGTCGGGAGTTGCACTTCCACACTTCGTACGTGTTGACCACATAACCATGTGCTAATGCACGAACAGTGTCTTCTTTAACTTTCTCTGGCTTACAAAGGGTTAGGTATTCACTTGGTGGTTGTAGAACAACCGTCTTTGTCACCGTAACAGTAGGCTTCGTCGAGCAACCGCATAGTGTCAGGGCTGAGACGATCATCATCACTGTAGCGATTTGTCTCAGAAGGGGTCTGAGGCTTCTTAGGAGCTGCATTAGCTTTATCCTTGATAGTCAGTGTGGGTAGTGAGTTGACAGCTGTACCAGTGGTTGTCTGGGACTCATCAATCTTAGCTTGCTCCTTGTAGTAGTGGTTTAGAGAGTCAACTGTGACTATACAAGAAGCATCAGCTTCTTCTTTAGCCTTAAGGTTGAGTTCTGCTGCACTTTTATAAGTACTTACTTCCAATGTAAGCTCTTTTACTTGCCTATGTTCATAGTGGGCAAGGCCCCCACAAAGTATGGCAATGGCCAACAGTATTCCTGTAATGTAATTCATTTAGTACTCCAGTAATTAGACTATAGTATCTTCCTTAACCTCTTCTCCTTTTTCCTCAGCTTCTTGTTGGTCTTCCTCAATACTTGATGTTGTTGTCATGTAGTAGTTTAGGCCAGTTCGTATAACGGCTAGGAATGTGGCAATGGCAGCATAACTACCGGCTGGTAGCACAGACTGCCAAAGCATCATAAGAGGGTCGAGGGCAAGAAAGAGTACAACAAAGAAACCTAAAATAATTGAAGTTCTAGACTTTGTTTTCTTTTTCATAAATCCTCTTTTATCGCTTGTTGGATTCGTAAGCCACTGCCAGCTTCTGGTCGTAGCTGTTTATCTTATAATCAGCACCATTGTAAAGTCTGGCAACAGTTGCCCAGTCTTTAGATTTCAATGCATCATTAAGTTGTAGATTACTCTTAATGAAACCTACAAAAGCATTTAACTGTTCGTCTTCACTTTTGTACATAGCATTTACAAATGCTTGAACTGTGGCGTACCCACACAACTTATAGTTGAATCCCATCAGCTGGAACATCCCCCAAGAACAAGACTGCAAAGCACATTCCCTGTCAATCTTCACAGCTCTGTCCAGCTTTCCATGTTGCTCCGAGAATTTACCATAACCCCCCGGCGTGGTGTTCACCAGATCGCTTGGGAGGCCCGCAATGGGCACACCCTTAGCCTTGAGTAGCCTAGCCATGATGTGACGTTCATAGAGGATCTGGGGGACTCCGGGGGTGATCCATGCACTGCCCTTAGTCTCGACAGAGGCAATTGCCTTGATAGCTGCCACTTCGCAGCCAAGACTAGCAGCTGCCTCCACAAAAGATTTTTCACTTAACATATAAGCTCCTTAAGCAGTGCCTACTTGAAACCAGTAACCAGTTCTGTTGAAACCATCGCTTGCACCGGTGCCAATTGACATACCAACATTTGTTACAGCGGATGTGCCCATTTGATCAGTTGCAGCATTATCAGGAAGAACTCCTGCGAAAAGAGTGCTAGAGGTTCTTAGACTGAAAGTTACATTAACTCTAGCCCCACGTGCACCTACAGAGAATCTTCCGTAGTTCACAACTATGTCATTGATCCTAAAGTAACCATCACCTGAGCCACCAAGGGATTTGGTAAAGTCTAGGTTTGCACCGCCCAATCCAAATACATTGAGAACTGACAGGTTGCCTAAGCCTAGGTTGTTCCTCGCATCTTGGCTGTTAGTAAGATCAGCAAGGTTATTACCTTTTAGCAAAAAATCGCCCGAATTGGATAGTGCAGCTGATCCAAGACCAAGATTAGCTCTAGCTGTTGGTAAGCTTGTCAGACCAGCAAGGTTCTCACCCTTCTGCATGAGGTCGCCCAGAGGCCATGTGGCTGTCTGTGTGAGACCCAGTGAGTTTCTAGCCTGCCCCACATTAGTAAGATCAGTTAGATTTAGACCTGATCTTAGGAAGTAGGTCTCCGGCTGAGTGGCAGTGGTACTTAAACCTAAGTTATTTCTAGCAACACCCACATTAAGAATCTCGGCTAGGTTGTTACCAGCTTGCAGGAAAGAGCCTACATTTTGTGTTGCCATAGACCCAAGTCCTAAGTTGCTTCTTGCAGCCGCAACATTGGGTAAACCTGCCAAGTTTCCAGATTTTTTAAGATAGACTGTACTAGCTTTCAGCGGGGTGAGTGCTGTGCTATCATCTGTACCCTGCTCAGTTACGCCAATTGTAGCGAGACGAACAACACCAGAGTTAGATTCTGTAGCCTGTGTCAACAGGGAAGCTACTTGTCCGAGGCGTACAGCATGTTCAGGTTGAGTTGCGACACCAACGGCAAACACTTGAGCAGGGTTACCATTCAGGCTTGCAAACCTTGCATCAGACTCTGACTTGGAGTAGACAGACAAGTTAGCACGGGCAGCAGCAGGGTTTCCAACTCCAGACAGAGTTTGGTAGTTGGTGATGTGTGCGTTAAGTTGTGCTTGAACAGCAGCAACACTTCCGTAGGTTTCGAAAGCGACAGCCCAGTATTGGCCGTTCAACGTGTTGGATGGGTCTTTGTTTGTGTTGGTTTGAATACACTTGTAGATGATCCCGTTACTACCTTGTGTGTAGCTTAGTAGACCTTGGTACTCAGTCCCGTCATCCCATTCAGGGATACCATGTTGACTGAAGTGTGCAATGGCTCTATCCTGTCTGTTATCAACCCAGTTCTGGTACTCATAAGGTGGAAGTTGAACTACCCAACCTATATTGACTTTAGAAGCACCGGGGTCTATCTTTGTCCCACCATTAGCCCATATATTGCTGAGGCCAGCAGGTTTTGTTATATTAGGCATTTATTGTTTCCTCTGTTCTAGTCATTAGGACATAGCCTTAATTTGAATTCTCAAGGATCTAGCTAAAGACAGTTCTTCCTCTGTTGCGAGACCCAGAACTATATCTGGCCATATCTTATCAAGCTCTTCCTGAAGATCTACAACCGTAGGCAAACTTCTTTCATATGGCAGAACTTTACCAAAAGCTCCACTTGATGCTTGTTCAAATAGCCATCGCCCATGTTCATGTACATCTGTAGGCTGTGCACAGAAAGGTATCTCTTCTTCTATATGAGACATTTTAATTCTCATATCGATGCTACCATCTTTTAGAAACTTACAGCTGCCTTCAACAACTGAAACTACAGTCAAACCTTTGTCAAAAGTTTTAAGGTAGGGTTGCGATTTTTTAACCTCACTGGAAGCTGAAGTAGCAGCTTCCATAGTTTTCTTTGCTCTTGCCATTATGTTCTCCAATTATCAAGCTACACGAAGCCAGAGGGTTGCACCATTATTTACACCAAAGCCCATGGCTCTCCAAGTACCACCATTGGTAGACGCGCCACCATTACTAGTGGTAGAGGCATAGCTTAAGCCTGAAGATAGATTTTGACCTGCTGCAACAGTGGAGCCTGACGTGTTAACCAAAAATGCGTAAGTTCCTATACCACCAGTGCCCATTTGAGCTATATTGTTTGCTAAGTTTCCAATGGTCAAGTAAAATGAGGACAGGTAGTTACTTAGATAACCTCCCCACCTTGATCCATTTATATCACCACTGGTGTCTATAAAACTCCCGCCCACGTGAACATCACCTGCCGATGTGAGCCTACCCGGTACGTACATGGAGCCATCGTAGCTAATGGTTGTTACTGGGCCGCCGGAGGTGTTATTAGCATTAATACATCTAAAAGTAAAGCCACCAGTACCGCTACCACGGTTACACACGAAGTTAGCTTCTCCAGAGAAACCACTAGCTTCGCCTGAGTTCCAACCAACGTTAAGACCTTGTATTCCCGCAGCACCGCCCGTACCAGACCATGGACCAGAAAATTTGCTAGAACTAAACGCTGGGTTCCCACCACCAGAGACAGACATCTTACCGTCCAGCTGAGCCTGCAGTGAGTTGACCTGACCTATACCAATATTACCTGTCAGGCTTTGTGCAACAGTTGCTGTCCCGTTAATCAAGCCCGTAAAATAGTGACCCCCGGCTGCAATGTAGTTAAGGGCACCCTGACCAGTGGTAGAGTTACCAAGACTAGAGACAATTCTAGAATCGTAATCATTATTGGTGTTGGAAGAGTGGAAGTCTATATAGCCTTGTTGGCTGCCAGAACCAATTTCCATGCTAGGCAATGTCAAAGATCCAGTCATTGCATCTCCAGATCTGTTAACCTTTAGATCTAGTGCTGGCTGCAGGCTAGCTTGAACCTGACTTGCTAGGGCGTTGCTGTTGCTAGTTGTATAAACTTCTTGCCAATTCCCCCAAGAGGTTGCTTTAGTTCTAATCCAAAGCTTGCTACCGAACACCAGTATTTGTTGAGAAGAGTTGGAGTCCCAGATTTGATTGAAAATTGTGCCACCAGCGCCAACACCTGAAGGTAAGTTGGTTGTGTTGTTTTGTATAGCATAGACACCAGTGGCAGAAATAGCGTTAGCATCAGGAACACTGATACCAGAGATAGCACCAATGCCAAAGTCACCAACCTTTAGTAGTCTTCCGCCAGTTGTGTCAGTTGGCGTTGTTGTTATATTCTGCACTGCAGCAGTACCAAGGCCCAGATTAGCACGTGCTGACCCTATGTTGAGCAGATCTGCAAGGTTGTTGCCCCTCTGCATAGCACCTGTAATCCTAGGGTCGTCTCCCGCTACAACAGTGTTGGCTGTAGTCCCAACATTCAAAGTGGCAGAAGAGCCCAGACCTAATAGTGACCTAGCACTTGCACTATCGTTTGCAGAAATAAAACTTCTACCAAACGATGTAAGAGTCGCAATCCCCATGGCAGTAGTGCTGGTAAAGTATGGCAGACCGTTTGTAGAGGCAGTTACACCAGACAAGGCGGATAAATTAGAGCTGGCTTGTTGTGCTTGAATTGCATTTCTACCCTGAAGCTGTGTACTTGCAACCAGAGATTGTAGGCCCACTTCTCCATACAGTGCGTAAGATGCGTCACCAGACGAGTTAATCGCTGGAATGCTGGAATTTACTAGCTGAGTGTTCTTAACCTTTTCCAGGTAAGGCGTAGATTCCACAAAAGCTTTAACCCAACCCACCAAGCTAACTGGGTCAGAGTTTGTGCCAGTTTGGGTACATTTGTAAGTGATACCGTTCCTCTGCACATAGCTCTTATTAATGATGTACTCAGTTGTGGAATCCCACTCAGGGATACCTTTTTGTAGTATGTAGGCAATGTTGTTGTCTTGGCGATTTTCGAACCAGTTCCACCATTGACGAGGAACAACCTCTACACCCCAACCTTGACGAATTTTGGCGACTTCAGGGGCAACAACGTCCCCGGCCACTGCCCAGATATTCGTCATATCGTATTTAATCAAGTCCATGTTTGTTCCTTATGTTATTAGGTTTGAGAGGAATCCGCCAACGGAGGTGTCATTAAGATCACCTGTACCCATTGCACCGGGGAATCCCTCTGTAGCAAAAACTCTGTCTGCTTGGAATTCCGTGTATGTGTAATGCACGCCTGCTGGTTTTGGGAGCAGTTGGCCAGCACCGCCTAAGTCGAATAACAAACCACGTTCTACGTTGTTTAGAATTTTTCCTATGCCTATTCGAACTTCAGCTGGAGAACGCTCTTCAATGGTAACTTTTGATGCACCAAATAAAAACTTGTAAGCTGTAATTACATCCTCAGGTGTTGCCAGAGTCCTGTTTTTTATGATTTTGGATTTTAGGATGATTCTGTATTCATCGTCAGATGGTGGTCGGCTTACTCCTAAAGGTGCATCAATAGAATACCATTGTCCGCCTACTGTGGCGTCCGTAGTAGAGGAGAATGGCAGACCGTTCTTACTACCCTCAAAACCGAAGTAATAGAATATATCAGAAGTTACCGTACCCCTGGGACGTCCAACAATCTCCCCAATTGTATCCAGCTGAGCACCTGTAGCTGTATCCAGAGATCTTAGCTGCATAGTGTCTTTAACCACTTTCTGCAAGTCTATCTTACCGGATAGCAGCAACTGAAGATACTTATCGTAATTACGTTTGTTCTTAAACTGCTCTGTGACACGGGAACGTGCTACATTCAGAAACTCATTCTCTACAAAAGGGTTCAGTTCAGACATTTAGGTCTCCTGTTAAACTAAGGTCACTGTGACATTTTCTGGAGAGATGGAAGCATACTGATTAAAAGCAATAGGTATATTTGACATCCCAGTTGGATTAGGCGCGGTGCCTATTGTAAGAGAGTTTACAGCAAAACCCCCCACACTGTTGATTGGCGTGTATAGACGAGAGTAAATCACATCATCACTAATAAAGAGATTAGAGGTGGAGTAGTTTGCTAGATTTTGTTTAATCTGGGCAGCTGCATCTCCCGGCATAGAGCCAAGGTCACTAATAGACATGTTTATGTAGACAGGAATTTTTGCTGGTTGTTGATAGGAGATATTGTGCAATATACCCTGACTGTCAGCAACCTGAACTGTTGTATTTCCTATCGATGGTATGCCAGTAGGCTTATTCTGCCAAATGGCATCTGCAACATCTGAAGGCAACCCGCCAAGCACAATAGGTAAAAAGCTGTGTCCGGGCAGACCGTTTATATCAACAACAGCAGTGTCATTTTCATACACAACTGCATCAGTCACTCCATCTACGTTTAGTATGGCATCCAATATACCTTCTAAGATATTCTGAGACTGCACAAACTTGCTATTTCTGAATCTCTCCCTCAACTCTTCATCCTTTTCAGTCAGCCTTCCTGTGGTGGCGGAGACTGGGTTTGAGATAGAATCCCAGCCAGAGATGGGCACGGATATCGTGTCGATGGCCAAAGCCTTTTGAGGAAAGACACCAGCGACATCGTCTACAGCAATCCCCAGCTTTTGGACTTTTTGAACTTGAAGATTCAGACTGACAGAATAGTCAGCTATCTGGAAAGGATCGGTTCTCTTAATATACAGTCTACCATTAGACTGGTAAGTTGTAAAGGTGCTTGAGAGCGAATCTTGAACTTTTTGTTGAAGACCATTCATTATGGTATTTGCGGTTACACCTGAAGCTGGCGTAGTATAAGTCACTGTGATGAAATTCACACTGTCTGTGCTGTAGCTAAACTTATAGTCAGTGTTAGCTGCTACTGTAGAAGGGTAGACACCAATGCCAGAGGCTTTCATCAGATTCAGTGTAACTGGGTTGAGAATACTAAAGACACGTTGAGTGGTGGAGCTGTATGCTTTACCTTGAGGTGAGCTGACAATAGTGTTAAGATCTCCCTCCAAGATGACCTGAGCCCTTGTAGACTGAGCAGGGAGCCTTGTGATGCCGCTCAAGGCTATTACGTTGTCTAGGGCTATGCCTATGGCGGTTGTTGGATTAAAGCTATCAAACACCTGCTGTATGGCTTCCCAGAGGTCAGCTTCAGCTGGAGCTATCACTCCGATCATCCTCCCTAGCGCAGAGTTGTCTGTCACATCAACCTTATCACCAGCAGGTACTAGATCAGAAAAGATGGATGCAGCATTTGTTTTGTAGTCTGTTAAAACGTCATCCAACGTTTTAATTTCTAGACCTTGACGGGATAATCCAGCCATGGTTAACCTCCTATGGTTAGAGTTATAGGTAATGAAGATGTGTTATCAGAAACTCTCACAGTGAATGTCATTGAGTAACCACGACTGGCACTTACTGTGGAGCTGAATTTGAGGATTTCTATGACGCCCGGATCTGCAGAAATCAAACCCTGAAATATCAAATCTACGGTACTCTTTTTAGTTACCTTAGCAAACACTTGTTGAATGTAGGGTACACCAACATCAGTATTCAAGAACCACTCACCATAGAAGGTGTAAAGTGTAATACGCAGACGCTGGGCCACTACATCAGCTTGCAGTTGAGTAACAGGACAAGTCCCATTTTTGAAAATCAAATCTCCAGTTTTATCATCTAAAAGTAAGTCCATAAATCTCCTTAACCAGCCACAGGACCAGAAGTACCATTGCCAGCTGTAACGCCTGAGTGGATGTGAGTGTCAAATAGTCTGCCGTTGAATCGAGCTTGACCAGTCATAGTGTAGTTACCCATATGAGTGATATTACCAATCCAGTTGGTTGTTTGTGCGTTAATGTTAAGTATCGGTGTTTTTATTGAGTAGGACTCAGTCGCATTCATTACACCTGTTTTACAGTTGACAGTGACATCTTGCTCAGTATTTATGATCAAGCCACCATTTTGTTTTAGTATGATATTCACCTCAGTGCCTGAAGCAATATTATGTGCTATGCATAAGTCTCTGTTACTGTCATGTGGGTATTTACGAATCTGCGGTCTATTCAAACTCTTTCCAAAAGGGAAAAGTCCGGGAATGGCGACAGCATCTTGGTCAGAGAACTTTCTGTAATCATTAGCTGTCGTAGGCTCACCACTTCCTATTTTGAAGTTATCCATGGATCTCTGAGAAAAGATACAAAACACTGTATCACCAACATTAATTGGGAAGCTTATCAGAGTAGATTGGCTGCCCGGAAAGATTACAGGGACACCTAGTATTTCCATACCGGGCTCACCACTGCCATCCTTTAAAAGGTTGTTAACAGAAGGCAATACATCCACTTTCTGAGACTGGTTATCTTGGTATACATTCACAACTTTACAAGGTATAGCTGTGTGAATTTCTGACATGTCAATCTTAAATTGTGTCCTGACAACATCCATGAGATCTTCGAATATCATATCAGGTCCGCCGCTTCAATTTCAGAACAGAAACATTCTACGTACCAATCGTTACCCCTTAGATCCCCAGAGAACCTAGCTGTATTTACTCTGTAAAATCCTGTAATCCACTTAGACTCAAGCTTCACAATTTTACCGGGAACAATGTCAGTGTTAAGAAGTGCCTTGAACTGAACACCTCTTCTCCTTTTCGTGCCTTTCTTAGGCTTACGTCCTGTTTCAGATGTGTGAAAAGGCAAGTCGATAAGACCAGTTTTTGAGTTAATGACTGGGGCGAGCACTGTGTCTTTACTCAGTAATCCATTCTCCCCAGAGATATTCAAAACGCCCGAGTTGATATTGTACTCAAGGTTGTGTGCTTCGCAAAGCTTCATAAGCATCTCTCTAGGGCTTCCTTTCAGACGCCAACCAAACACAATTGGGTTATTGAGGTTTGTACCTGTGTAAGCACCACGGGACACACCGGGCATCTGAGATCTGATCTCTTCAAGCACGTCACCAACAGTTTTTCCGGGGCTTACCAATTTTGCTAGTTGCTGGTGATTCAGGTCAGTGTAGCCCTCTCCGATCCTGAGTTGTGTTACGTAATCATTACCACTTTTTACTGTGGAATGCTCTGTGACATTACCAAGGACAAGCAGCTGTGCACCTGACTCCTTGTAGCCAACAGAGAATTCAACTTCGAGGTAGTCACTTTCTAGGAGTTGAATCTGGGAGTCGGATAGGTTGTATATCTCTATGGCTGCCGAATTACCGTTGTTACGTTTGTTGTCTGCACTCTTAGACACATCGAATGTGATCTGCCAAGGGTTGCCTACTTTATTTCCAGCGCCATCGCTGCGAGGGTTTTCAATAAGCAGCCCGTTGCCTGACTTATAATCTCCTACCCTCAAAGAAAAAACTTTATCCTTCTGAGCCATATTTTTCACTCCGTATTGTAGACGTAATAAAGTTTAAAGAACTCAGGCATGATGCTTGACTCTTCTGTGATTTTACTCCCTATTGTGGAGTTTATTGGAAGCAGTAGAAAATACCCAGTGAGGCCGTAATCTTCCAAGTTATAATCAACACACATTGGATACTGAGGGACCAAGGCATATCCTAGTAATACAGGTGTCTGGTCTTCTTGCCTCAGGTCCATGTGCCATTGAGAACATCTAGAGTTCCAATAGAAAGTTAACTGCCAGCTTATACCTTGTAAGGAAGTGGCATACCTGTATTTAAGATCTGAGTACAATGGCATTTCAACATATACTGTACTGGCCATTAAAACTCCTTATGAGGCAGCAGCGCTGCTAGACATTTTAGTGTAAGTTCTTGGTGCGTTGTCAGGTGGTGTTTCTAACAGCTTATCTTTCGCAGCACCAGACTTTCTACCTTTATTAGAAGTCTTTACTTTCACACTGATTTCTTCCAAATTAGTGAAAGTAACTTCCTCTATAGTCATACTTGGGTAAACACCTTCCCCAGTTGTAGAGTCCTCTTTAAAGGATAAGTTTGTAAATATGCAAGGGCCGTAGCTCTCAATAACAAAATCATCAAGGAGTTCTAATACTTGAAACTCCTCTCTGTTGTTTCTCATACTGATCAACTCACGCTTAACAGCTCTAGCTGTTTTAGCCCTACTCTGGGGAGTGACAGTGGCTACGGGTATACTGTCCTTTGTAAACTGTGCGATAACCTCAGGCAGCAATCTGTTTATGCTGCCTATAGATTCAATTTTTACAGGAGTGATACTGCCACTGTTTGTGGTGTATTGCTTATTAACAGGTTTATATAAGCCTCTATCATCAACACTAACGCTACCCGAATCAAATGTGGAGAGTTTCCCTAGATTCTGAGGTCGATTTATATTGAAGTCGGCGTCAGTGAGCACAGCATTGATGTTTATGATGAGGTTTTCATTTGTGGTGTGGTCTGATACGTAACCACCTGTGGCGACAGGGTGTTTGGTTACGCTTGACTGGTAGGTCAAGCCATACTCAGTGATTGCGTCAAACCACAACACGTCCCCGTTTTTTCTTCTAATTACAATGGACATTTTAAATCTCCTTAGTTTTACAAGCCCAATCCAAGGGCATTAGAGAACCCTTAGAGAGGTTACAACTCGGGCAAAGTAACTGCAAGTTATTGGGCCAGTTTGTGTCATTATTGTCTCTCTGCTTGCTGTGCTCTGGCTGTTCCTAGGGCTTGTCTGAAAGCATCTTCAGCGGCCTGTTTCATAGGCTCAGCAACCAGTGTAGTCAAATCTCCAGCTGCCATCATGCCTTGTACAGTGATTGGTACAGTAACTTCAATTGTCGTAGCTTTGCCAACAGCAGACTTATCTGCTTGCTCAGCCATAGCGCTGGCCACAACTCCGGGTATCTCGCTTGCAGTAAGGGTGCGACTGTTGTAAGCGTCTGCTGCTGTTGCTGGCTGTGGTATACGTCCGGCTTGTTGTAGAGACGGGTAAGTCTTTTGGTATTGATCAGCAAGAAGGTTCTGAAATTTACCCGGAAGATCAACCCACCAACCAGGCTTCTCAACTGGCTCGACGTTGGTACTACTGCCGCCCATTCCAAACTCTGCCGCCGCACCTTTGAAATCGCCATTCTTAAGCTTGGTGAACATTCTCAATGTGGAGGCGATTTCATCAACAAGTGTTTTGATGTCTTCAAGTCCAGATAGAAGTAGGTCGTCCAACTTCCAATCTTTGAATGGGTTCTCACCTGCTCCGCTCAGGGACTCTTTGAAGTCTTTCCAAGCGGCTTTAAGTCCATCAACAGCAAACGTTACATTGTCAACCTTCTCTTGAGCACCTTCAGTTTTCTTGACCCAATCTCCAAACACGCTTTTACCGCCTGCCATGTAGGTCAGAAAGTCATCCAGAGCTAGAGCAGCAATGCCAATTGCAGCAATGAACCCACCAAATGGCAACATAAAAATGGCAACTGCTGAGGCCAACGTTGCAAGAGCTTTCTTGGAAACACCTAAACTGTCTGCAAACTTACCCCAGTTTTCACCTAAAGCTCCAATGATTCTTATCAAAGCATTGACTGGCCTAACCAGCATCTCAAAAGCCCCACCAAGAGCTTCAGTTAGAGGCTTAGCTCTTTCCATGCTGTCAGTTAGGCTGTTGAAAAAGCTTGCCATGCCTTTATCAAAACCACCTTTTGAGAATATAATCACAGAGTCTTCAAACGCTGTGTTCATTCTACCCTGAGCCACACGTGTAGTCTGAAGAGACTTCTCGTAGGCATTGTTACGCTCAGAAGCTTCCTTCATCAATCTCCCAAGTTCTGGAAGAATCTTCTTAGGGTCAGCTTTACCTTTTTGCATTAAGTCGCCAAACTCAGCAACAGTGCCGTTCTTTGTTAGCCCTGACTTTTGAGCAGCTTGAGCTAGCAAAGCCATACCATTAGGCATACGTTCAGCAAACTGTTGACGGGCTTCTTCAGATTGAATCTTATCCTTACCGAACATTTGGCTGAGTGCAACCATGGAACCTTTCATAGCCTCTTTGTCAAGACCATGGACAGTACCAAACTGCATGATACCACGGAACATGTCCTGAGTACCCTTCACACCAATAGAACTACCAGCAGCTTGGAAAATGCTGGAGAACTGTGGTGCAACGTCCCTGAAGTTAAGACCCATCTCATGTGTGATGTTTTGAAGGAAGCCTTGGTTAGACTTGAAGTTGGCATCATTCTTAGATACAGCCTCTAAGCTGTTTGTAGCAGCCGTAACCCTCTGGTTGATCTCGTTCATGCGGTCGAAGGCAAACATCGCTCCTAGGCCCGGTATAGCTCCTCTGGCGAAACCTCCAAGTGCTCCAAGGCCACGCTCTGCACTACCCCTTCCCCCGTCTCTGCTGCCACGTCTTCTAGAGTCTCTTCTCAGATCTTCATCACGTGCATTGATACGAATTCTAAACTCACTGGAAGCGAGCGCTGCTTTGATCTCATCAATAAGGTGTTGCTTATCAACTTTCAACCTTACCTGTGGGTCTGCAACTCTGATCTTTAGTTTACCGGCAGCACGGCTGGCTTTTCTCAAAGCCCATCTCAGCTTGGTCAATAGCTGTCTAGTGTCAACTTCAACCTTCAGATGAACAGGATTCTCTCTAGAGGCTTTTCTTGTTGCAGCTCTTAGCCTAGCTTCAAAGCCAGTTAGGTTCATCTTTATAGGTAAGACTAAGCTCATCTGACCAATCATGGTTCTGATGAAGCGCTTCTGCTCTACTAGCTGTGCAACATCAAACTTAACGTTTCTCAGGTTGATTGTTGTCTTGTCAAGATACTCTTGAATTCGATGTCCCTGACGAGTCAGGGCTTCTTGAGAGATATCAACATTTGTAAGGCTGATCTTAGTCCTTGTCGCCTTCTCAATCTGGGAACGCAGAGATATGCTATCAAGAGCAACCTTCACTGTAAACTTCTTGTTGGCCAGCGTTGACAGCTCTCTAAGCATGCCAAGCACACCATTGAGTCTCTTCTCAAACGCTACCAGTGGTCGGGCTTCAACGTTGAACTTCAACGTACCCGTCAGGCGAGCAATTTCCTCGGTCAAAGCCATTTTTCAATCCTTATCGATTATTCTGAGCCGCTTGAGCTTGGAGCCTTGCCACTTCGTCCATCTCGAATTTAGCGTCAAGCATCTCCAGTATATTGTAAATGTCCTCTACGTTGCAGATAGTGTCCAACTCAAGGTAGGTAGGCAAACCCCTTATATCGCTTGTTACGATTCTAAAGATCTCCCAGTCTTGAGTATACCCATCCTGAACTTTCTTAAGCCTAGGATGGACCATCTGAGGTTCAGCACTGTTTGGGTTTACAGTACGTCTGAACCTAGCATCTGAAAAACCGATCCGTAGTTAAACTCCACAATTTCTTTAACTAAGAGGAATAGCTTGTCGTATTCACCAGCAAACTCAGAGTTGAAGTTGATAGCCATACTTCCTTTGGAAGCTGAACTAGCCAGGGCAATTACCAACGCTTCAGCATTGTCATCTAGATTTTCAAATAGGATGTTGAGGGCAGCACTAATGCCTCCACCTTCACCCTGCAATACTGCAAAGGATGGGCCTAGAGTCTTGATAAGCTGTTTACCAAGCTTAAGTCCAGTCATACCCGGAAGTTGAGTCAACAGGTAGGTTTCATCTTTGATTGTAACTTCTTTCTGTTTTATCGGCATAATTTATTCACTCCTATGTTTACAATTATTAAAGTGCCACTGACCGATTGCCGGTGCACCTCCAGTTTTACCACAATGTGGGCATTCCACAGTCTCATGGATATTATTTGATCTTGTGTTACTCATTTTCAACTTTGTTTCTTCAGAATGTACTAAGCCTAATCTTCCAGCGGATACGGCAGCCTTATGAGAATCCGAAAGCTTCTTTCCAAGCTTACCCGCAGAAATAGCAGCCCTGTGCTCAGGGCTTTTAGGCTTTCTCATTTTCTGTCTGGACTCTTCTTTAGTTTGATACTCAAACCTTCCTCCACCACTGATATTGTTAGTGGTTTTATAAACAAACCAAATCTTCATATGACTCCTTAAGTAAAGTAGTCTGAAGCAGCACTCAAACTATCAGACACAAGCCCTTTGGCAGAAGATAAAGCTCCAGAGAGAATGTCCGAGATGTCGATACCATTAGAGGCGTTACCTCCAACATTACCAGAGCCAGTCACGAACGATAGTACTTCGATTTCCCACTTGCGTGTAGTGATACCTTCAGCGTTGAAGCTGAGGTCAGGGAAACTACGTATGTAAGCATTTGTTGTGGTAAATCTGGATGTACCAGATGTATCCTTCAAGCTGACCTCCAACAAACCCGAGTGGTTAGCAGCGTCTTGTAGGACAATGCTTGTGAATACATCGTTTGCGATAGAAGTGGGTAGCAGCTCAAGGACAAGAGTTGCTTGCCTATCATTGTTATACACACGGGTGTGTGAACCCCTGATCCCACGTTGTAGGGTAAACACTTCAGATTTCCACTGAAGGTTGATGCTGACAACTCCGGGTATTACGTACCCGCAAACAATAATGGTAACACTGCTTGGGTCATAAGTCAATACACTGCCAGACATATATACTCCTTAAATTATTTGGAAAGTCTGCAACGCAGGTAGCACAGAAGAACTCAACCCAAGAATGGACGTTAGGTCATTGCTGTCGTTCCCTCCGATGTTGACTATCACATCTGTTGCTGCGAATCTCCATGTACGAGTTTCCATTTGGCTGGAGAAGGTGATTTCAGGAATCTCTTCAATCCAAGCTGTGGCTGCCATGAACATTGTGCTACCACTTCCATCTTTGATGAACAGTGGGAATTTGCCCATCCCTGTAACTTTGTCTGCGTTCCAGAGAGTGGAGAGAATGTCGTTACCGCTGGACGACTGTGCCAAAGTGATTTCCACTTTCCAGCCAGTGTCAGGGGATTTAATACGGGACATTGTACCATCCATTGCACGTGTGGTTGTCACTTGTTGAGTGTCTTTAGTGATGCGTACAAAGGTTCCTTCAGCAAAGCCTGTCACAGAGTACAGACCAGCAATGGTAATTGTCACATCGTTTGGAGAGTAGTTTAGTAGTCCTGCCATTTTTTATGCCCCCAGAGAAAAAGAAAGGGGCTCCCACAGTTAAATGGAAGCCCCTAACGAATGTATTACTGTTGTAGCCACTTAGCAGCCAGATTTCCACCGAGAGTTTCGATAGTAGCCTGATCTTCTGGGGTTACAATTGCGTTACCACCTGCGTAGCCATCAAGGTTGAATGCCTGAATAACCCAATCACGTGTCATCATACTGTTACCAAAACCAGCATTAGGACGAACACCGATATAAGCATCATCAGAGAAGTAGATAGAACGACCGCTGGCGTCTTTTACTTGTACAGAGAAAAGTCCATCAGAGTTACGTCCGTCGTTGTTAAACAACTGAGACAGGACATCGTTAGAAGCAGATGTTTGCTGTAGGCTTACTGTCAACGTAGCAGAGTTACTTGCGTTGTAGACACGTGTACCTGTGTTGTCAGCACCAGTGTAAAGTGCGTAGCGAGGGCTTGTCCATTCGATATTTACGATGGACTCCTCAGAGTAGCCACTGATAATGTGGGCAATGCCTGTGCTCGACTGCGTGATAATGACACTCACGTCGTTGGGCGCAAAAGTTGCGAGCCTTTGTGTGCTCATATTTTTAATTCCTCTGTGTGTATGAGAATCCGTCTACACCTTTGGCTAGACGTTTTTCGATTTGAGATTTTGTGTATTCGGTGTTATTGACTGCATCAGAGATTGACTCGTACTGCACACCTTCCACTGTAACTGCTCTGTGGCGTGAAGGATTCTTTCTTCCGAACATACCATTACGCTCTCCAGAGTTTTTACCTTTCATAGAGGCTGACCTATTAGCTGTGTCTTCCTCAGAGCCTCGCTTTGGGCGTTCGATAGCTTTAAGTGGTCTAGCTTCAAGGTGTAGAGTTCCCGCTGCCCTACGGGCATACAGAGTCTTCTTGTTAATGCCAATAGACTTGATGGCAGTGCGGGCGTTGGGAAACCAGAAACCAAAGGCGCAGACTGGTTTATCGTCGGAACGATACTTTATTTGTTCGCCGCCATTATTATGACCACCACCTGAGTGGATATTGTAGCCATGTCCAATGCCAGCTAGAGAGTCATAGGCTAAAATAGCTTTAATCTCTAAATCTTTTATGTAAGATAAATCACCTGCAACAAGAATCTCAAATTCAAAGGCATCTTTTCCATACTTATCAATAGCGAGTTTTAGAATAGAGTTTGAAGACTGACGCTTCCACACAAGGTGTTGCTTTCTCCTTGAGTCTGGGTCTCTGGTTATACCAATGTAAGTCTTGCCATTAACTTTGTTAGTAATCTTGTACAGGTAATTTATCATACTGTCTCCGTAATTATACTGTTCTTTACATTCAACGTTGCTCGTTAGACAACACTCGTTCTCTTATGAACTGCTGCATGTTTCCATGCAGAATAGACTATATCACGAACTTCCTTAAATTGGAAGCCCCTTACCATTTCGAGCCACTTGGCCCTACTCCCTTGCGGGATAGTCGTTGCACGTTCTCAGAATGCTCTGAGCTTCGCTCAGGATTGTCCTCGACTCTACGTTAGGATATCCCCCGAATTAGATAAGTTATTCGATGTAGTTCACACCACAAAGCCGCCACTTTTAATTAACGGTTCCTGATATCTTCACAAAATGTATCGCACCGGCTAGTCTAGCTTGAAAAAGGTGATACCTTCAATCACGTTGAGCACGTAGGTTTGTGGACAAGGTAAGAACATCTGGTACAGACACAGTTGGAGCTGGGCTGTTAGCCAAACCACCTACACGAATACCATCATTCAACTGAGCACGGATCTCAGCTTCGATGATTGCAGCGCCTGCTGCTGTGTAAGGAATTTTCTTGCTGTTGGCCATACGGTTCCACAGACGTTCTTTCATACGCTGTTCCAGCCAGTCAACAAAGATAATAACGTCGATCCATTCACCACCAAACATCTTAGCACCAATTGTACTGTTCAGACCACCAACAGTTTCATAAGTAGATGCAGATTTGTTTAACACGTTGGTAGATTCTGTTGGGCTCAGTGAGCTTACAGTTACACCAGAAAGAGACTTATAAGCCCATGTGTTAGAACCGGGCTGTTCTTTTAGCTGGTATCCTACCCAAGCTACTTCTGGGTATTCACTATCTGCAGTGGCAGAGTAGACACCGAAAGTGCGTTGATAGCCCAAAGCTTTCAACTTTGAGAATGTATCTGTTGTAGAAGTAGTCTTAACATCAGTAGACTGAGAAGAGGTTCCGAAAACTTTCTTCATACCTTCCACTTGAGCAGCCACTGCAAGAACGTCAGCCTCAGCATGAGATTCAATTGTCAGCACGTACCAAGAGTTATCAACTGTTGTTACAGAGTTAACAGAAGTTACCCAAGACTCTGTAGAAGGCGAGTTTGCTTGGTTAAGATTTGTAGAAACCTCTAGGGAATACCCGACTGTAGAAGCTACAGTGAGCGTTCCGTCAAGCTTATCAGTGACAGTGACTCCTGCTACAGGGGTAACGTCATATGAAGCTTTAAGTCCTGTGGCGATTTGAATCGAAGTGTTCGACGAAGTAGCTACAAAAGCAAAAGGTATGTCATTGATGGTGACAGTGTAAGTCCCTGCCCCGGCAGTGCTGACGCTTACAGTAGAGCTTGGCACTAGTCTACGTCCGATAACAATTCTAGACGGAGTCAATGTTTGGCTGAATAACTTCTGTGCAGCAATGTATGCCGAGTCTGTAGGATCAAAATCATTAGCAACAGCTGGAAGGCTTGTGTAAGAACGCGCTCTCTCTGCAAATTTTGTGTGTGCAGAAATGAACAGAGGTACGTTGAAGTTTGTTTGAGCAACAGCAGCAGTTTCTCTACTGATGTTAATTTCGATGATATCCGTAAGAACGGTCATACGTTATTCTCCTAGTTAGTAGGGGTTATTTCAAGGTGAGTCTTAATTGTATAATCAGGAGGCTGGTTAGCATCGTGATACACTCCATTAATATCTAGACCAAGTGTGTAGTCTTGTTCTGTCTTTAGGACAGCAGCGTAGGCAAATACACAATCCAACTGGTAGATCATGTACATGTCAGTTTCCCTTGGTAGGGGAAGTCTACGAAGTGTAGACAAGTTGTATAGGGAAAGCCTGTTAATAGATTGTAACTCGTAACCAGTGGCAGATCTCAATTCAATCTGTAACAACTGTGCCATCTCAGATACAGAAGTCTGGTCATTATATTTTCCAATAAACTCGAATCTGACCGTTGCTTCATGGTCTTGTATAGTGGTCTGAGTTAACCTAAAACCATCTTCACCAAAAGTTGGGGTTGAGCTGTACTCTCTGCCAATAGGAATTAGCTTCCTAACGTCTATAACCAGATAAGGATTCACTGGTTCAGCAGCATTGGTATAAGCAAACAATATTTTCCAGTCGGGATGGAGAGCTTCAACGATGTTGTATAGGCAATCTTCTAGATCTTGATAGATATTCATCAGGTTAACTCCTCCATGTACTTGGCGTAGCCTTCAAGGAGGATACTCATTATTGGGTCAGGCTCTCCATGGAAGTTATTCTTGTGTACAGTCAGGTGACAAGGTTTGCACAATGTCACCAAATTTGTCCTATCGAACCTGCGATCAGGTTTTACAGACCACAGCTCGATATGGTGTACATTCAAATTCCCGCCAATCTTAGAGCACCAAGAACAGGTAAAATCATCACGTAAGAGGACTTCTTTTGAAAGTGGCTTGAACAACTTACGCTGCTCTTCGTTATCTGTTGTTATTTTTTGGTCTAGAGGTAAATTAGCTAAAGCTCTAAATTTACGCCCGGTGGCTTCACCGTTATACTTGCTAGTCTCTCTTGCTAGGCAGCCACAACTTGACACATCGCCAGATGACAATCTCGCACCTTGTACTTCTACGTGGTTTTTACAAGAGCACCTGCATAACCACATCTTAGATTTAGGCTCAACCCTCTTTAAAACTGTCAGCCTTCCGAAGGACATACCAGACAAATCATACTTAGCCTTTTTGGTGATTTGGGCATTCTCGGTCCTCAAACATCCACAGCTACCTCCAAGCCTAAGGTTACAGATATCAACTTCCAAGGCTTTGCCACACCTACAAGCACATTCGTAGAAAACTCTCTTACCATTCTTTGCCCCAGATTTTGTATATCTTTGCAACTCTCTTGGTATGCTTGAAGTTACAGTTAAATACCCAAAAGTATCTCCAATGTTAATCATGTCAACTCCACCCTAAAGCAAATCGCCTTGTAGTGCGACAAAATTCCTATGTCGTAGTTTATTACTTTTAATACCTCATATAACTCTTGTTGCCAATAGAATCTATCTGCTGCCCAACCCCCAACTCCTTCCTTTCTCTGCCTTAGTGCTGCACCATTTGTGTATACTTTAATTGCAGCTTTGGAACGGTCAGCTTCGGGTAGCATCGAAGTGTCAGTTGATTTAAGGATAGGCTGTACATTGCACACAACCTCAACAACACTTTCCAAACCGTCAACTGGACGGCCTCTAACAATAGTCTCTGACTCTCGTCTGATAACTTGTAGTTTTACTCTGCCAGTCAGGAGTAACGGAGGATTTAGCATATATTACTCCTTATCTGTGGACATGGAATCTGACAGACTCAATCATCTTGCCAGTATCTATAAGTGGTGTGTCTCTGCCACCTTTTAACTTGATAGTTGCAGAAGAGTTACCGCCTGCTGCGGCGTATTGCTGTATGCTAATTTGCATAAGCTCGCCAGTTAACCTGCCTAGGCTGTTAAGCAATCTAACGCTCGCTGAGCTTCCCTTCAGAACATCATTGAACACTGACCTCATACCTCTCGCAATGAACAACTGGTTCATATTCTCTGAGAATGTATCAGACATAAAGGGTCTTTGTGGGTTGAACCTAGTACCGAACTCGTTATAAGCAGCCACTGTGGCTACAGGCAAATTGTGATTCTCAGGACCATATCTGTCCTCTTCAAAGAAACCAACTTCGACTTCCATACCATTTAATTTGTCCAGCCTTTTTACAAGGGCTGGTATCTTGCTTTCAAATTTAAAACTGAAGCCCATGACCACCACCTGCCGTTTGACAATTAAGTGCATCGTAGTTATACTGCCAACTCCCACATCCCAGTTTCAGGTAGGAACGTTCAGTAGCAACAAGTACACTGTTGTTATCAAAATTGACTCTGTTTTCATGCATATCCTCTCTGCTGATACCTCCAGCGTAGGGGATAGCCAAACTGATTGCGATGTTAGGGTCTTTAAGGATCAGTTGTAGAGCTTTAAGGTAGTTGGAGAAGATGTCTCCACCATAAACCTCAATGTCTCCTGTACGCTCACGTGTGAAACGAGAGAGTGCGAATAATAAGGCACGGGCTGCGTCTAGAGTAGCTCGATTCTCATTTCCGTTGTTCTTGTCGATGAAATACTGATAATCTTCATCGTGAAGCCATTCCATATCAGGCCAGATATCACCTACGTTCAAACGAACTCGGTCAGTGGCACTAGTACTTGGCGATCCAGAGTAAGACATTTTGTAGTCTCCTAAGCAAAGAAAAGGGCGAGCAAAACCGCTCGCCCTAATTCTAATTAGGCACCAACAGTGCCTCTTACGATCAACTGTGGACGGCGAAGCACGTTCAGGAAGTTGGATTCAGTTTGGATTTCGATCATCTGTCCACGGTTATCTCCGTATTCAAAAGCGTAGAGCTCTTGACCTTGGGTGTTAACGTAGTCAAAGTGATCTGCTGGTCCAAAGTACTGCACAAAGTTGAAGCCATCACCAACATCTGCTGGGAAGAAGTAAGCATCACCAGCTGGGATGTGGCGAGCGCCTGTTGGATCAATACCACGGTTTTCGATGTATGTGATATTACCGATAGTGAATTCACGGTAACGGGCATCGTAGCCACGGGCTTGCAGACGGTCACGAAGGATTTGTGGAGACTGTTGGTAAGCCAGCCACAGAGCTTTCATTGTTGGGTGAGAGATCAGCTTAGAGAAGAACTCTGGAGAAGCTACAGCCCAAACGTCAGAACGGATTGTACCGTCTAGGGCGTTGTCTTGGATCGAAGCAAAAACTTCTTCAGTCTTAGCGATGATATCTGTTGTAGCAGTATTCAGCTCGAAGTCTACAACTTTACGTTGAGCACCAAACTCAGTGTACCAGTCGTAAGTTACGTTTCCGTTAGGAGCGTAAGCAGTACCAGTACGGATTGTGTGCCAGATAGCTGCTTCGTGAGTTGCAGCCCAAGACTTACGAATCACTTCCAGTTTACGAGCACGGACAGCAGCCATTGTTTCCAGCTGGTCAACACCAAATGCACGCTTACCTTGGATATCACGTGGAGTGATAGAAGCATCGAGAGTGAAGTGAGGAATCGCAAATGCATGCGTTTTACGAGTAGGATCACTGATCACAGTGTGACGAGCACCACGATGAACATCTTTGATCAGGCCGTAACCAGTCTTGATTTCTTCGATGGTGATAGTTTCTTGGTTTGTTGTGTCCATTCCGAAGATTCCCAGCTGAGTTCCTAGGAACCAGTCATTAGGGATAATCATCAGTGGGGCAGACAGGTCGGTGTACTCGTAGTTGTTGTTAGCGTAACTACGGACAGCTTGCTTAGCCAGTTGTACTTGGTTAGACATTTAGTCCTCCTTAGATGTTGTTGTAGGTAAGTTGATCAACAGCGAAGATGTTCTTCGTTGCCAGCTTGTCAAAAGCAGTTTGTTTCTGTGTATCAGTTGTTACATCAGAACCAAAGATCAGAGCTTTCTTACCAACTTTAGCGTGACCACGTGCCAACACCAATACGCGAGGGTATTCAGCAGCAGCAGGACGAGTCAGGTCGTCAATAAGAATGTATGTTGCGTCAGCCAGAGTATCAGCTACAACCAGCTTACCAGTGCTGTCTAGTACAGAACCTGTGATAGTTGCGTCGACAGCAGACTTCAGAAGAACTTCACGGGTTACACCCGAAGCAGGCTCTTCTTCATATACCAGCCAGTTACTTAGACGTTGTACATCAGCAGCGTATTGTGCCATTTGTAAATCTCCTATAGGGGGTTAATTACTTAGAACCGTAACGGGCTTTAAGAATTTCAGTAGTGCGGTCAATTTCTTTCTGAGATTCAGCACCTGAACCAGCTACGCCAGCTTCTTGCATCATGTCAGAGTTATCTACAACAGAAGCCAAGGACTTCATTGTTTCAACTGTCGATGTGAAAGCTTCGTCGCTCAGGGACTCAAGAGACTTGAGAACAGATTCAACTTTATCAGCAGGAACTTTAGCGTCTACAACAGCAGCTTTGCGAGCTTCTACTTTTGCGGTGGCTGCAACAGCTTCGTAAACAGCAAGTTGGTCTTGAGCAGCTTTTAGAACTACAGCCTGAGCGTCAAGGGCTTTTTGAATTTCAACTACAGCTTTAGAGCTAGCAGCTTTTTCTACGGCAACGGCGTCAGCCAGAGCTTCGATGTGTGCAGATTTTAGAATTGTTTCCAAGGGAGTGTCCTCATGTTTAATTTTGGTTTGTTCTGGCAGATTCTCCAGAGCTTTTTCTAGCATCTCTTGGTCTTTCAAGATAGCTACAGATTGTTCTGGAGTAAGGTCAGCGAGCGCCTTCTCCAAGTCTGGGGCACGGTATACAGATTTTAGGATGCTGATAGATTCAACCTTCTGGTCAATCCAGTCTTTAACGTCTGCATCTTCATACTCTGTACGTCCATAACCCATCGCTACAGAAAGAACTTCTGCATCGTCCCAGTACATTCCGAAGAACTTACGAAGGAATTCAGGAAATTGTAGTTCGACAGTTACCTTGGTAGCTTTGTCGATAAACTCTTTTTCGATCTTGTCTGTGGCCTTAGTTACTAGTGTAGTATAGCCATTAGCTGCACCACCTTGTCCTTTACTCACTAGGGCAACATGTGCACCTTCATGAGTAAAGCTAATATCACTAAGACGACGTTTTGCTTTGATAGTCATTCTAAGTCCTCTGCGATAGCAAGTGCTCCAATGGATACTCCAGTGAATTCGCCAGATTTAACGCCTTGCCACAATGCCTCGCCAATCTCTGTTTCAGGAAACTGCCACCATTGCAACCAAGTACCTTTCTGAATTTCAACACCAGTATCAGTGGTAAAGGTTGCAGGGGAAGTAAATGATTGAACGATAGTAGCTTCTTTTGTTTCTACTTGGTGGAACATGTTCGCAACACGGCAATGTTCGTTGAAGTTGTCGCAGGCTTTCTCGACTTCCCTAAGTGTGTAGGTGTCTCCATGGAGGTCAACACAGTCAGGTTCAAGTACGACGAAAAGGGCCTTACGGTCCTCAACATCTAAAGCTTTGGTAACTTCTACAGCCTCTGGAGATTCTTTCGAACCCCCGAAGTGTTTCTCAATCAGATCAGCAATTGCTTCAACTAGTGTCATATTAACTCCTATGCGTTATTGGCAGCAGCGTTGTCTCTTGATGAGGCATTACTCGAAGCACCATTACCACCGCCTGCTGCCATTCCGTCACCTGCTTGGCTGTCGCCTCCCATGATCTCTTCTTTGTCAACTGGTTCGTCGTCTTTCTTAGGCACAACTTTAATGCTTTCACGAATCTTGTTCGCCATAGGACGGTCAAGTTCAAGAGCACCAACACTACCCATACGTTGGATTGCTTTAGAGAATTCATCCAAGTCAACTTCGTCAAGATCACCATACTGCAGTTTAGGCAGTTGTTTGGCTGTCAGGGTTTCCCCATTAAGTGCAAACAATTGTGGAATCAAATCGTTGTTGAGGGTGTCTTGAATCTCTTTAAGACGGGCTTCAATAGCCATCGCCATAATATTTGTTTTTGCCCCGGCCAGCGAGTAAGATCCAACTTGGTCCTGACCCATCTTCAACATATCAGCAAACAAAACTTGTAGGATTTTGTTATCCCAGCGTTTGATGATTACGTCTGTGTCATACATCTTCCCACCTTGCGTGGAAGTCAGTTCAAACTTGAAGAGTGGTTGACGGCTTTCTGGGTCAAATGCTTGTGGCAAGATAAGACCAGATTGCTCATTCATTTGGATGTTACGAATGACGTTCTTATAGTATTCAAAGATTGCCTTCTCACTATCAGAAGCATCCTCGCTCATATAGCGTGGAGGAAGATACAAAGTTGGCATACCGTTCATATCCGTGTTGTTCAATAGTGCTCGTTAGACACTACCCGTAAGCTCTATGCCAGAAACCTACTGCTTATGCTCTCACATAAGACCAGACTATATCACCATCCTCATTAGTAGGATGACCTCTATTTCGAGCCACTTGGCCCTACTCCCTTGCGGGATAGTCGTTGAACGTTCGCATGTACCCAGTGTTTCTTGATTCTGGGTATTTTATCATATGTCTTACTCCTTACTGAGTTATTCAGGAGGGCACATGCGCTTCGCTGCTGATTGTCCAATCCTTGAAATTGTCACACTTCGGTATTCAAGGCTCTAAGGAGTTTCCAGCAATTAAGAGATTTATTCGACAGTCATTTCTAACTGAAGGCGCTATTCACTTTTGTTAGTGGTGTGTGACTAAAGTCAACGCGTAACACCAATGGCTTCTTGTTCTTCAATCTGCCTACGGAATAGCCAAGCATTATAGCAACCACGTAGAGGACTGTTACCCTCAGGGTTGTCACGCTTAGCATCTACACGAAATAGCATAAACTTCTTTCTAGGAATCTGAATGATCCCATTAGAAGAGAGGTTGACCATGTTGGCGTACCTGTCTCCGCCCTGAATGCCCGCTAGGTTCTGTTCTAGACCTATAAGGTCTCTACCGTCATCACTGTATACCCAGCGAGAGATCGTGTCCTGAGAGCGAACAGGTAGCTTCTTGATGCCTATCTTGTTGTCATTGTAGGAAGACCCAGCTTCAAATGTTCTGCGACGGTAAACTTTCTCATGAACAGAAAATCCATAAGTGTACATGCTGGTCACTTCTCTGATGAAGTCATCAAAGCTATGATCCATATCATGGATTACAGATTCAAGGAATTCACCACGGGCCTTCATAGCTGCATCTGGTCCAACACCAAGGTTGATTGTCCAGTCAACTCGACTGATCATCATTTCTACTAGAGAGATGGCTGACTTGATCGTGGCATCTTGTGCCATTGTACGGAATGTTCTGCAAGCCTCTGGAAACTGAAGTTCCCTACGTTGCTCTTCTGCAACATGGCCGCCATACTGTTTTAGGCCAACACTACCAATCTCACCTAGACGAAGACGGGGCATCGGAGTGGCAACTTTTTCAATCTTTGTTCTCTTGGCCATGATTGTCCTTATCTGTAAAATGCAAATGGATTGGATTGAGTCATTGTTGGAACTGAGAAGTCTGGAAGATACTGCTCAGATGACAAAGCGTGGAAAGCGTCTGATGTTGCATCGACCTGCAATATATTAACCAAGGGTCGTTACTCCTTAGCCACTCTTGTTTTCTTGGTATATGGCTTGCCCCTTGTAGCTCCATCTGCTTTATTTTCAGACTCACTTACAAATTGGCAAGTTTCTTTGCTGTAGACTTTACAACCAGCAATCAATAAATCTTTGTCAAGGTTATACTTTAAACTCTCACCATTTTGGCCTTTAAGCCATAGATCAAAGTTTTTGAGTTTACTAATATCACTAAGGAAGTTTGAAAAACAGTGCCAGTCTCTGGATACGAAAGCCTCTCCAAAGTAACCTTTCAAGTCTTTCTCACAATAGCAACGCTTGTGCATATTCTGCCAGAGTTGTTTTGCCTGCTTCCAATAGGAGTTCTTTTCAAATTCTCCGTAGTAACCAACACCGTAGACAGAAGGTTCAAATAAATCTTTAACCTTGCCAGCCTTAATGTTGTCGATATTAGCCTTGCGTACCCAACCAGTGTTAGTGAACTGGATTACACAATTTTTGCCTTGTTGACTTAGAATTACAAATTCATGTCCACCATTAGAAATATACTTTTCCATAGAAATTCTCCTATAAATTATGAGTGCTGCATATCACTATGCAGAGTAGACTATCTCTTCAACGTCTCCGTTGCTCACTGCTTCGACCTCACTTGAGGGCTACATAATAGTCGTTACACCTTCCCACTTCGTGGGCTTGGCTCGGTATTGCCTACAACATTTGCTGGAGGTGTTCACCGAATTCAATGAGTTTATAGACAACCAGTTTGTTAATCGTCTTTAATATTCTTGCTACCATCAAAACGTTCAAGCTCTAGAAGGTAGTCCTTGGTCCAGTCTGACTCAATAATCTCAACACTACCAGCTTCAGCAATGGCTGCAAAGGGGGCAAATCGAGTAACTTTTGACTTGTTAGTTTGTTTCATTCTTGCGTAGAAACCTTGATCGGCAAGGTCACGGATTAACTGTGCAGCATAAGCTTTACCAGCAGCACCGGGGTCGCAAGGAATGATAATTTGAACATCATCACCATCGTGCCTAGCAGTTTCAAGTATTAGTTCAAAGACGCCGCCATGACGCTTACGATCTCTGACAACATCTTCAACTGTATAAGTCCCAAGCTTACTACGGCTCATTAAGACGCCAGCAGTCCAGTCAGGGTTACGATTGGTTTCAGAAGGAACGGAGCCGCTGATATCCCATGCACGAACACGCTTAACAGAGGCTATGTCGCGTTGAGTAACCATGTTGCACCATTGTGATTTAAAATAGCCTGTGCCTTCAGCACGTGCTAGCCAGCTTCCGTAAAGCAGGCGTTCTTTTTCAACTCTACCAAGACCTTCAAGCCAGCCAACATATTCGGGCTGTGCGTTACATAGGACGGGGTTGTCATATCGTTGTGTTCAAGCTACGCTCGTTAGGCGTGCCTCGTTCTCTTATGAACTGCTGCATGTTTCCATGCAGACCAGACTATATCATCATCCTTCCCTTGGGTTAGGATGCCTTGCTTTTCGAGTCACTTGACCCTACTCTACTCCCTTTCAGATTTCTCTGCGGTTTCGATAGTCGTTGCACGTTCTCAGAATGCTCTGAGCTTCGCTCAGGATTGTCCTCGACTCTACGTTAGGATATCCCCTGAGTTAACAAGGTTTTCAATATACATTTCTGTATAAGGACGCTATTAATTAACGTTAGCTGCAATGAATTTAAAGCTGAGGGGTTTAACTTGGTTCTGATGATCTGCAGCTAGATGCGGCTTACCATACTTCTCGATTAACTCCTCTTTTGTATCACCCCAAACCATCTTACCATCAAGCTTTAGGAAGTACCTGATCTTGCTGTCACGTTCAGGAATAGGAATTCCTGTGTCAGGATCAAGCCACCATTCTAACCAGTGACGAAGGAAAGATCCATAGTCAGGGTTACAGGTGATCTTCATGTGGGGTTTTACTTCAGGACACTTAGGGTTACGCATACGAGATGTCAGGTATTCCACCATCATCTCTTCAAACTGCTGGCCTTCATCGACTAGAAAGTGGTTTACTTCCCAACCTTGAAAGTTCTCAGTGTCTTTTGGATTTTCGAAGTGACGGAGATAAATCTTAGCCCCGTTGGAGAATGCAAAGTGGTGTTCTTTATCACGCCATCTTACTTTTGGATCAATCAATCTGAAAAGTTCTTCGGCTTTCTCTTGTAGACCGCCCGGACCTTTCAGCTGTGGAGTTGTACGTCTTACCATACAACCCCTGAATTTTGGGTATTGAATGTGTTTCAGGAAATCCATAACTCCTAGGTAACTCTTGCCTGCCCCAGCTGCTCCACCGAAAACGGTAATATCAGCCTCGCTGTGCATGAAGTCATACTGCTTTTTAGACTTTGGCCCGATAACGTTAGGGTCCAAGTCAAAGACCATATCGTCAGCCATTGCCTGTCCTCATTTTAAATAGTGAATAGGGCGTCCCCGAAGGGACATCCCTGTTTTTCAAGTTAGGGAATTGCTCCCTATGTATGTTATTGTACAACGAAATTCCTAGTTGTCAAGCATTTGCATACATTAATTGAAATATTTATCAATACCTCTATAAATAATTCATCTCAGTTTAAGATACAATTACCCCAAGCTGGCTTATTCTCACTGTACCCTTCATTGGTACGTTCTGACTTCCGTACACTGACACACGAATTTTTACTTCTGTGGCTGTTGCAGTAATAGCAGCCACTGGCAATGACGCCCTCAAGACCGACAGACGCCAGAACTTTCAACATTTCGTTTGGTGTTAGACTAATGGTGTTATCCTTTAATTATTTTGATGTGACAAGAACATCAATTGATAGATTTGCCGTTGGGGTCACTTCAACTCCTAAGACATTTAGGTTCAACACTACAAGTGAAGCCCTTAATCCGGCGCTGATAGTAAAGCCATTAGCACTTATAGAGGAAACTCTAGCAGACGCATTGTGAACAGCATTGACCAACTGAACCTGAATATTAGGAGCTGTGCTGAATGGCGTGGAGAATACTACAGTGTAGTTTCCAGAGGAATCTGTCAAACCTGAGAAGGTTTCTTGTCTCTTTACCGAGGAAGAGTTTGCCTTACCATCTAAGGTAGCTTGAAGCCCTGTGATGTTTGCTATGCTATGAGTGTGAGCTAACGGGGCTGCTCCAACATCCGAACTAGACAAAACCACTGTGCCTGTCTTTGAGTTTACAGATGTCACTGGGTAGCTTATTACTGGCTTACCCACAAGATCAGAGTACAACCCACTGAGAGCTACTGTGGAGAGGCTTGGGAGTGTTGGTATGGCTGGCTTGTTGGTTAGATCATTGTAGCTCCCAGACGAAGCCACAGGAGCTAGAACTGGAGTACCAGTTATGTCTTGGTACTTACCTGAGAATTGACTTGGAGTGTTTTTGATAGATGAGTAATCAACACCATCAGATACCCTCATGAACCCTATATCATCAACAAGCTGGCTAAGTTTTTCAGGCATTGATGCTTCTATAGAATCGACCCAGCCCATTAGGCCGTCTACATCATTCATGGGATGAGGGTGCTGCATAGGTGGGAAAGACGAGGGCTTATTTGTGATCGTTGACCAATCAGCCAATCCATTACCTGTAACCTTCCTCTCTTTTCTTATGCTCATTCGTCCACCTGCACTAAGATTCTTCCAGCACCTTTAGCCCAAACCTTACTGCCGCTTGGAACTCCTGAAGCAACGGCCCAGTCTGAGGCTGAAATGTCCCAACCTCCTGTGAAGCTAGGTCCGGGAGCTATAGGGGCAATCACAATAAGGATAGGTGCTGAAGATTTATTTTTGAGGAGTAACGCTGAGCCTGCCGCTATTCCAGTTATCTGATACAGGTCATTCCAACCTGAGTTTAGGGTTACATCGGGTAGTGTGTCAGCCATAGTCAGTTCCTTATAAAAGTGGCTCAGACAGAAACGAGAAAACCCTCACAAGGAGGGTTATCTGACAAGACAGACTGCTTTGATAGCACGTGGCTATTTATGGTTGGGTCAGTCGTCTGTGTTTGGAAGCGAGACTGGGAATCGAACCCATAAGCATCGGGATATGAACCCGGTGACATCCCCAGACAGTCTAAGCCGTCTCGCTATTATTTGGTCGCCAGAGAAGGTAACGCTCCTTCGTTTTAGAGTTATCAGCTCCACGTTCTATTTTTGAAGTATCCGGCAATTGTTTGGTAGTAACTAGTGGAGTCGAACCACTCTAGCAGGCTTCGTGGACCTTTGCCTAATCCAATCGGCCAAGCGACTTTAAATTTGTATCAGGTTTTGGAAAAACGGGCTTCTACCTGACAAGCCAAGCCTAGCTAATTGACAGACAATACCATAAGGCGTTAGTGCTGTCAAATTTGGTGCCCATTTACGGATTCGAACCCTGCCTGTAACACCTTCGTAGGGTGGTGCCTATCCAATCGAGCCACATCACTATAAATCTAAATTTGGTGCCGAAAAAAGGACTTGAACCCTCAACCTTTCGCTTACAAGGCGACTGCACTACCAATTGTGCTATTCCGGCAAAACTATTAAACCTGCATGAAATTTTCTATGACAGTTTGAGCAGAGTACTATACATTTTCTAATCTCTGCTTTTAACGTGTTTGTGGAGTACGTTAACAAGCTGCTTGGGTTCGCATCTTTGCCAGATGGATCAGTGTGATGCAGGTCAAGAGCAACAGGCTCCTTCTCACGGCAGATCAAACATCCTAAGAATGCTTTGAACCTTCTCATCAACTTCCTGTTGTAGTCTTTCACCTCAGTATTTCTAGCCTTGATGGAGTTTCTACGATTCTGATTTGTGATGTAACCACTATTGTTTTGTGCCTTCTGGCACTCACGACACCTTGTCTGTAGTCCATCAGACTTAACCTTGTTCTTATTGAACTCAGACTGAGGTTTCACCTCGTCGCAGACTTTACAGTGTTTCGTCACTTACCAGACACTGGGTGTTTGGTATCTTTATTCTTGTTCGGGTGACGACCTTTGCTGTCTTTCAAGCGAGTCTTGTCAACCGGAGCATGTTCTTTAGTTGCATCATACGGACGTTTAGCCATCTTGTTTCTCCTTTGTGTTTGATTCATATTAGTATTTAAACACGACAAATATGTTCTGTCAAGCGTTTATTTAAAACTATTTACACATTTGGTATCCCCAGAAGGATTCGAACCCTCAACCTTGGGTGTAGAAAACCCTTGCTCTGTCCAGTTGAGCTATGGAGATAAATTAGTGAGGGGTTCTCAGGCTCCTAAGAGACTCTGAGCGATGGCAACACATCCTCTCCCTCTTGTTGCGTCTGTAAGCCTACAAGACTACACAGAACATAGTTGGCGGGCCGACTCCGATTCGAACAGAGAACTCATGGCTTTGGAGGCCAGACGGTTGCCGATTACCAAACACCGACCCTAGATTAAAAGGAGCAAAGGGTTGAGTGGTCCTTTGCCCGTATTAATGTCTTTAATACTCCAGCACTCCTGAGGAGGGCCAATACAGGAGTTACCGTTATACCAAGTGCATCAATACGTTACCATATTCGAAGACGGCACTTATAAGCCGCTGCCGTCTGAGCGTCAAAATAGCAAATTAACCATTACCGCACTAAGGCTCGACCATTTCACTGGCTGTCTGGAGTCCTCTTTCGAGTCTGCTATGTTCTCCGATGAGCAGTTGGTTACTCATCTCACACCAAGGCGCTTGACTTCCTCAGATATGTTTGGTGGACTGCTCAAGGATTACAACCCTGAAAGTTGTTGATATTATCTCACTGTGCCAGACGCTCTGGCAGTCCGTATTTGGTTGGCCCCACGAGACTTGAACTCGTATCTTATCAATTATGAGTTGATTGCATTAACCAATTATGCTAAAGGCCATTTGTTTGGCGGATTGGGTGAGACTCGAACTCACACGTCCACTTCCGTGAACCCTCGGTTTTCAAGACCGCTGCCGCTAGGCCATCTCGGCTTACCAAGCCTTGTATTACTTGGCAAAATTGAAGACTGGGGCCAACGGTTTATCCGTCTGCTCATCCGGTTCTTCTGTAGTTCCCTTCGCCAGTTGAATCTTCAATGCCACATCGGCTTTGATCAGATTCGTGTACATGTCAACCAATACTTGTTTCATACGGAAACGTTCTTTGGCTGGAATGGACTCATCGTCGCTTATTTCGATCATCTTGTCAAGCGATTGTCCATAAATCTTTTTGAGGATTTTTAGACCTATCTCAAATTCTGTCTTTGTCACCCCACGTGCAGCTACCTCAGCCTTTGTTGGACGACCACCTTTATTCTTTTGTTCCATTGCTATACCTCATGTTTAGTTGTGAGTGGTAGACTTACTACCCGAAAGGAGGAGGAAACAGGTATGCCCCACTCACGTAAGATTTTCGGAAATCTTTCATTTCCTATACTGTTATTCTAGCACAGTAAATGGATATGTCAAGTATCAATTGAAATTAATTTTCATTAACTGGCGTTGGACCAGTAACTCCGTCGGTTGGATATCTTCCGCATACATACTCTCGTTCTGTGTAAGAGTTGTATACTAAAAATCTGCACACACTACAAAAGTCTTCTTCTACTTGTGCGAGTTTATTCCATCCGGGGGTGTCATTATTGGTTAGCGGTACATCACAACATCTGCAACGGCTCATAGCTTTCTCCATTATATTTTGTTCTTAAGCCATTACACACAATCTGGGAATAACCCTCAGACTCCAGCCTATCAGCTAGCTTGTGTGCATGGGTGTTTTTAAAGAGTCTCCAAGAGTTGTGGGCTTCTTCTTTTGTATTGAATGTACCTAAGTAGTTTCCGACTCCAAAAGAGTCTGCGTAGGCCTTAAACTTTCCCTGCCGACTCATCGAGACGCCGATAGGCAGTCCAGATTTTGACTTCCTGCGGTCTTGCATAAAGATATTCACTTCCTTTGGGAGAAAGCAGCATGTAGCAGGCGTATATCCAATTGTGTAGTGCCCCAGTAAGTCTTTGTCAAGCTCTTTACCTTCCCAATCTTGAGTTTCCATCCAACCTTTGAATGTGGAGAATGTTAACCACTCTTCGGCTACGGGCACGCCCTTTGCAATATGTCTTGACAGCAGACCCTTCCAAGCATGGAAGTATGGGCAGATACAATTCTTACCTTTGTATGCCTCGTAGGTGCAGTCATTAATACCTACACCATGTATTTTAGATTTCATTGATTATCCTTTGATTTACTATGTTTTATCTTATGTAGATGAGTTTCGTGTTTTGGAGATAGAACCGTCCCAAGGAAAGCCATACAGAACAGTGTCTGCCTAAGGCTTAACCTTGGTCCTATCTCCAAGCTTCTCATGTAGATTGAGATCGCTATTCGGCCTGCATTGGCAGGAGGTGTGTCATCTTTCAGACTCACCAGACTCTGGTCATTCCACCTTACGGTGTCGTCGCTACGCTTTAACCAGATTAGAACTCAGCTTGCCCAGTAGCTTCCTCTTCATAGGCAGTGTTCCTGATGGCCGGTGAGTGTTTACAGACATATCTCTCCATCAGCTTTTACATCCTACCACCCAGAACACCATAAGTCAATGCTTGACAATATTATATTTTGTGGTAATATCAATAATTATCAAATCACAAGGAGATTCCCGTATGACCGATTTCATTGATGTAGTTGAGCACAGTCCTATCACTTTTGTCAAGAAAGTTTCTGAAGGTGTGGCAGATGGCTACTTCGTAAGCAATACTATTGAAGGCTACCCACAGTTTAGCGGTTACGGTAACGTGATCAGGCTGTTCAAGGCTGATAAGCCAGAAGGCGCTGTGGAGGTTGCTGAAGGGTTTAACGGCAAGGTGGAGCACTATGACCCAATGGAGTTTATGTTGCTCCTACAGAACTATGTGCAAGCTGGCTACACCTTCAAGGAAGGTGGTGATCACTTCTTCGACGAGAAGGGACTTAAGAGTATTGAACTGGAACTTGTAAAAGAGGAACCAACCAAAGAAAAGACTCCAGCCAAGAAACCTGCTCAGAAGAAAGAGCTGAAGGCTGAAGAAACTAAAGAAACTAAAGAAGAACTGGATAAGGAGTAATAAAAATGGCAAAACTAACTAAAGCACAGCGTGAATTCTTTCACCAGTTTGCAAAGAACGATCTTAGTAACTACTTGTTCCCACTTTTGCACGCTCAAGGTCTCACAATGACATCTGAAGTAGCTGAAGAGCTGCTATCGATGGTCAACCTTGATGAGTACACAGAGATTGTAGGTCAGGCTTTCCTTGAGCGTGCCGACTTTGCAGCTGTTAAGCGGGTTGACAAAATCATGAAGAGCGAGGAGTTCAACACTGTAGTGAATGCTTGCCATCAAGTGAGTGATGCAGTTGAAGAAGAAAGAATTCGTATTCTTGCTGTCCTGATTCCTGACGAAGAGGGGGGTGATGAGATTGTTGATTAAAGGGGTCGGCGTTAACGATCTTAGAGGTGTTGTCAAAGCCACCTCCCCAGAGTATATTAGGTGTATCAAAATGTTGGAGAGGTGTTACTGCCTCAAGTGGTTGAGAAAACACCCGCACTACTCAGGGGCCTATGTGGTTCCAGAGTGGATACCCTGTTATCTGACTTGAGTTCAGGTAGAATTACAAAATCACTGTAGGAGGTTATATGGGCAGGTCTAATACCCAACGAGCTAATAAAAAAGAAGGTGTAACTAAGGTACGCACCGTCAAAGACAAATTCATTGACGAAATTAAGTCATCTGTGAGTCCTAAAAATTCGGTACAAAAGGAATTCTTAGATGCTTTGAAGAATTACGACGTTGTTGCATTCTCCGCACCTGCTGGCTGCGGAAAGTCCTTCCTAGCTATGAGTGAGGCATCAGACTGGCTCAAAAAGGGTGTGTATGATAAGATCACCCTCACCCGTGCTGTTATTCCGATGGGGCGTTCTCTTGGCATGCTGCCATCGACACTGCAACAGAAATTTGAGCCTTACCTTATGCCACTCCTTGAGGTGCTGTGGAATCGTTATGGTAAGAGCTACTATGAGAACGCTCTTGGCTTAGGGACCATAGAACTATTGGCCCCTGAGTACGCAAGGGGTCGCAGCGTCAGCGGAGTCTTCATCATAGACGAAGCCCAGTCTATGATGCCAGATGAGTTGTACACCATGCTCACCCGTATGGAGACTGGATCTAAATTGATCTTGATTGGTGACCCAAATCAGTCTGATATTAAAGGGTTGAATGGTATTGATTGGTTGTGCAGTTTTGTAGAGAAAAACCCAGAGCTGGAAGAGCACATCAAAGTAATTAAGACAGGCAGTGAGAGTATTGTAAGGTCAGGGCTTTGCAAAAAGATGGTCCAAGCTAAAGAAAGGGAGGGTGTGAAATATGACTGATGAAATTCGTGAAATTCATGGTAAGCCTAGCAGAATCATGGTGAACCAACACATCGCCAATGAGTACCACCTGAGATTGGCCCGAATAATCACAGAAGTTGATGACTTTGATGATGAATTCCAGCTTTTTGCTGGAGCTGGGGAACGTGACCTAATCACAATTGATATTGTCACTCCGGGTGGCAGCATTGACACAGGACACATGCTGTGTCGTGCAATACAACGTACAGCAGCCCACACGATTGCCTATATTGGGCCTACCTGTGCAAGTATGGGGACGGCGATTGCCTTGGCCTGTGAGGAGTGGGAGATTGATGATATGTCTTCGTTCATGATCCACACGGGTAGCTATGGTTACGTAGGTATGGCTCCACACATCGAAGCTAATGTCAAGCACAACACAAAGATGATTGAACGTTTTGTTCGACTCACCTACGCAGGTTTCCTGTCTGAGGATGAGATTCAGCGTGTCCTTGATGGTCGTGAGATGTACTTTGAAGGTGATGAGCTTGCTGAGCGTCTGATGGCATTCAGTGAACACCGAGAAGCTCTGCGTAAGGCTGCTGCTGAGGATGAATTGGCAGTTGACGAACCAGAGTTCACCGTGTAAGATGCACCCCCATAGCCCGTTGCCTCTGGTAGCGGGCTACTTTTTCGTCTATTATAAAGGAGATTCAAAATGACTCAAGTGTCCACCAAATCCGTACAAACCATGACCTCTCTGGAAATTGTTGACATGATCAACAAGGAGCGTGCTGCTCTGTTTGCCAACGGGCAGGCTAAGAAATATGTGGAACTTCGCCATGACAGTTTCATGAAAAAGGTGGCAGACACCCTCGGTGAAGCAGCTCCAAAATTTATTGGAACCGCTTTTTACGAGGTAAATAACGCTAAACGGGAACGAGAAATTTATATCTTCCCCAAGCGTGAGGCCACTCTCATGGCAATGTCCTACTCTCCAGCGATTTCTGCTGCTGTGTATGATCGGATGACTGAGTTGGAAGAACAGGTGTTGGCGGCTATTGCGACACCAGCTCTGCCAAACTTCGGAAACCCAGCAGAGGCAGCACGTGCTTGGGCTTTGGAGTACGAACGCAGTGTTGCACTGGCTGTCGAGGTTGAGCAGAAGAAAGAACTCTTGGTAATTGCCGCTCCAAAGGTTGAGTTTGTCGATCAGTTCGTAGAAGCTGATGGAGCGTTGGGTATCCAGGCTGCATCACGCTTGCTGCGTATGAACATGCGTGAGCTTAGCCACTGGTTGGTTGATGAGAAGCTGTGCTTCCGTCGCTCACCGGCGAATGACTTGATTCCATACTCCACCAAGATCGACCAGGGTTTGTTCGTTGTGAAGACTGGCCTGCGTCCAGGCAGTGAAGGTCCACACGCCTTTGAGCAGATGAAGATCACTACTAAGGGTCTCGCCTACATCTCTGAAAACGCTCCAAAGTACGTGCGTAAGTGATTTAACTGTGGTAAGCTGCATCCTTGTGGTGCAGAGGTTTTCTTGTATTAGAGTGGAGGATTTTATGAGTAAGCAGAAAATAACGGTTGTTGATTATGCAGAATTTTCACGTTGGGACTTCATCCCGCCTGCTACGTTCTACATCAAAAATGCTTTGGGTGATTACATCTTCATTCACACAGCAAAACGTGCAACGGCTCAGGAATGGGTTGACGAGGAGTATGGAAAGGGTAGATACTCTGTGAATGCAAGCCGCTTGCAGAAGGGTAAACCACTAGGTGAAGACAGCAAGCCTGCCTTTGGGGTGGCAACAAGGCAGACAAGGAGGTAGTCTGGCAGTTAAGGACTTAACAGGACAAGTGTTCACACACCTTACTGTTTTAGGTGACTCTGGCCTTAGAAATAAATCAAGAGAAGTTTTATGGTCATGTGAGTGTGTCTGTGGTAAGATACTTAATCTTAGGACCGGAACCTTAAAGATCGGAGACAACAGGCTGTTCAAAGCGTATCCACTGAGATGGGCCACGGCTTCGACTCAACAGCAAAATAAGCCTGCCTCAGAACGAAATTTCAATGGATACCCCGTAATCTGCCTAACCAGTAATCGGTATGTAGCAAGAATTAGGCATAATGGAAAACGACTGTACTTGGGTTGTTTTAAGACTGCTGAGGAAGCTCATGCCGTGTACGATGCCAAAGGTCGAGAACTATTTGGTGAAGAGTGGGTTTCTTACGAAGAGGACAAAAACGATGAAGACAAGGATCAGATGCACAGAGACTACAGTTGATGATGTCGTAACAAAAACCTACAGAGCCGAGGTTTTCTGTTGGTGGTATAACATGTCGACATATTTATGGGCTCCAGCAATTCAGATGCTTAACGAGGTTGATCTAGAGGTTTTCTGGGCAGACGAAGAACAGCTGAAAGAATTCTTTGGAGGACATGAACCCAAGACCGAAGAAAGGGCAAAAGCGCTGATAGATAGGCTTTGGCTCAGAGTTGGAGAACAAAGAAAATACACGGCTAACTGGAAGGACAAAAAACGTCAAGAGAGGTCTTCCAAGAAGACCACATTCAACCCGTACCCGTAAGGACAAAAACGATGAAGGCCAGCAACTTGGTGAAGAAGTTAAATTCTCTAATTGAAGAAAATGGAGATTGTGATATAGTCTTTGGCAACATTGAGGATGGAGTTTATCCATTTCTACAGGAAATATACTGGGCAGATGATGTATTCTTCCTGACTAGCGATGAGCAGGACAAAGATGATTACGAAGAGCCGCCATGGGGTTTCATTCAAGATGACGGCTTGTGTGGTTACTGCGATTGGCCTAAAACTGAGTATCTTGGGAAGAGGCGCTGTAATAGGTGTGGTTCGCCTTGGGCTTCAAGACTAGCGGTGTTTGGGGAGTCTTATGAAAAAAGCTAAACTGATTTGTGGTGTTGGCATCAATGATGCTGACTACCCAGTGACCAGCAGGGCTGATGGTAAGTATTGGAAGTGCCCATTCTATTCAGCATGGAAAGGCATGATAGAGAGGGGTTACTCCGCCTATACTAAAGATAGGCGACCAACCTACAAAGACAAGTATGTCTGCAATGAGTGGTTGGTGTTCTCAAACTTCAAAGCTTGGATGGAAACCCAAGACTGGGAAGGCAAACAGCTAGATAAAGACCTTCTTGTTCCGGGGAACAAAGTATATAGCCCTGAAACTTGTGTGTTTGTGAGCCCACTTGTAAACACATTCTTAACTGAATCCACAGCTTCGAGGGGTGAATGGCCGATTGGAGTTTGGCTACACACTCAGTGTGGAAAGTTCCAAGCTAAGTGTAGTAACCCATTTACAAAGAAAAGTGAGCACTTAGGATTATTTGAAAATCCCCATGATGCAAATAAAGCTTGGCTAGCTAGGAAATTAGAACTTGCATTTCGTCTGGCAGAGATGCAAACAGATGCTAAGATTGCTAGACTATTGATTAAGAGGTACAGTGAGTATGGGAGTTAAAAATCGTTATGACCAAATGCATATGGCGACGGCAGAAGCCTACGCAAATGAGTCTCATTGCCCCCGCACGCATGTGGGCTGTGCTCTCGTATTGGCGTCAGGAATCGTGTCGGGTGGATTCAACGGGCATGCAAGTGGTGGGCCTAATCAATGGGAATTCTCACCTGACGGGAACCCAGAGGTTGTACACGCCGAGTTGAACTCGCTGGGCAAATGCCTTGAACAGGGACTTTCAACCAAAGGGGCGACAATGTATGTTACTCTCTCACCTTGCCTTGAGTGCTCTAAACTCTTGGTACGTGCCGGAGTGAAGCGTGTCGTTTATCGGGATAAGTACCGTAAGGTAGACGGGATCAACTACCTGTTGAAATACAACGTGGTGGTGGAGCGTCTGGCCTTCTCAGACTGGGGTTCGATTCCCTACCTTGCACGCTGGGAAGGTGTTGACGAACGTGGGAGACATTTAGAACGAGTTGTTCAGGAGGACAAAGTATGAGCCTGTTTAGAAGTGATGTTTGGGTTGGAAGACGCTTCCAATGTGGCGAGACTGGTGTTATAGTGACTCTCACAGAAGACATGGTGCGACCAAGAGCCTTTATCGGTGTTGGTAACGGAGCAATTGATCTGGGTGATGGCTACTGCTCTCGCCGTGTTGGCGATGTTAAAGAATTGAAGGAGGGAGATGAATGAGTGTGACAATCGTTTCAGTTTATCTGAAAACTGAGTCTGGTGATGGTTATCTCTTCACCTATGACAGAGTGGAGAGCGTTGACGAATTTGTTGAGTTGGTTGAAAAAGACCTTGGCGACGAGCTTGCCTACGTGTACAGTATTGACCTTAATGCGATGTACACTCGTACAGAGACATATGAGTACGAAGACGCACTTCAAAAGCGTATCAATGAAATGGCGGATGACGAATGATTAAAACTTTAGGGGGTTTGAATAAAAATGGCGGCTTCAAGGTTTGGACTATCAAAGTGAAGGATGGTCTGAATGGTGATGCTTATCTGGTGATCAACCACGGCAAAGAAGGTGGCAAGCAAACCGAGAAGACTGACTACTTTGGTGCTGGCAAGCAAGGCCGTAACGCCTTTGAGCAAGCTGTCTTCGAAGCCAAAGCTCGCATCAAGAAGCAGGAAGACAAGAACTACCGCGAGAGCAAAGACGACCTGCAAGAGATTGACATCCTTGCAATGCTGGCTGCTGACTATCGCAAGCAAGGCCATCGCATCGAGTATCCGTGCTACGGCTCTATAAAGTATGACGGTGTTCGTGCTCTGGCTAAGAAGCGAAACGGTGTTGTGACGATCGAGTCTCGTACATCTCAGGCTTACGACCTTCCAAACCTGCAAGCTATCCTGACCATTCACATGCAGGATGGCGACATCTGGGATGGTGAGATTTATAAGCATGGCTACGAGCTTCAGGATATCGTGTCCGCTGTGAAGCGTACAGACACTCAAAAAGAGATTGACAAAGCCCTGCGTAAGCTGGAGAAGTATGTCAGCGGTTTGACTGATTTGTCTGACGCTCCTGAGTACGCCAAGCTGAATGCTGAACTTGAGGAAGCTGTAAGAATCCATGAGTTGCGTCCACAGCTTGAATTCCACATCTTCGACGTTGTGTCTGACAAGACCTTTGAAGAGCGTGTAAAAGACCTTGACGAGCTGTGTGCTATTACGATAGTATCACCACTTATTCAAATTACTGAGTATGGCTACTTAGCTGATGAAGAGGCTATGAAAACTTTTCATAAATTTGCAGTAGCTCAAGGTTTTGAAGGAGCCATGCTTCGAAATTTCAAAGGCTTGTACGAGAGCGGTAAACGTTCCGCAGATTTGCAAAAGTTCAAAGAAATGGTTGATAGTGAATTTGAAATATTGGATGTTGTAGCTGATAAACAGGGTAACGGTGTCTACGTTTGTAAGAATGATCTTAACGATCTTACATTTCAAGTGGTAATGGGAAGCCTGACAGATAGACTTAAAGCATTAAATGAAAAAGGTTCTCGCATTGGTAAATATCTAACAGTAGACTACCAGACAAGGTATAAAGGTACGCTGCTACCACAATTTCCTTGCGGGAAGTTAATTAGAGATGGGGAGGTAGTTGATGGAAAGTTCTTACCCTCCATTTGAGGTCTTGAAAGAGTGTCTAGCCCTTAGGGGCAGTACTCTCTACTGGAAGGAGCGACCTCTATCCCATTTTAAGAATGCCAGAGGAATGAACATATTTAATGGCAGGTATTCAAAATCTGAGGCAGGGACTTTACTTGGGCCAAAGAATTTATACAGAATCATCTGGATAACACATTGCGGAGTTAGGTATCAGGTTTTGGCCCACGTCGCTTCATGGGCGATATTCCACGGAAACTACCCAGATGGCTTTATAGACCACAAAGACGGAAATGGATTGAATAATGACCCTGAAAATTTAATTCTTGCAACACACTCCGAAAATATGCATAATAAGCGCATGTACAAAACAAATTCTAGTGGTTGTGTTGGCGTCAGGTGGTACTCTAGGTATTCTAAGTGGGTGGCTACGGGGACTCACAATAAAGAAAAGAAGACTATTGGGTATTTCTCAGAGTTTTCTGATGCAGTGGCCGCTAGAAAAGAATGGGAAGCCGGAAAAGGCTTTTCTCAAAGACATGGTAAATAAGGGAGAAAATATGACTGTAGAAAAAGATTTTGAGATTCTGGATACATCTGTTATGACTGTAGAAAAAGATTTTGAGATTCTGGATACATCTGTTGTGCAGGTTCGTTCTGTATTGAACTTCATGTACGCACTGGGGTACAACCTAGATACTGAAGGTAGGCCGGGTCGTTTCGTGACCGAGCAGAAAGTTTTCCAAGGGAACCGTTACCTGAGTTTTTCTACAGCGTGCAAGATGCACAACCTTAAACTGGATGACTGGTCAATTGATGAAAACTCCATTGCTTGGCCAAGCTGCACACCTGTCAAGGAAGGCTTTAGCGTTCTGGGTGTGAAGCTTGCAGAAGCTTCCAAGCTTGTCAAAAGGGTAAAGCTGTCTGTCAGTAAACATGGACAAGTTATGACACTTGATCCAATGATCAGACCACTGAACAAAACTGTTGAAGGCTTACTCGGCCTTTAATTTGAATGCCCTCCAACAAGGAGGGCTTCTTTTATGGAGACCATAAAATGATAAGACAAAATTCAAGGAAGCTTATTTACGGTGTTGGTATAAATGATGCCGATTATATTACTCAGCCTAAAAACAGAGATGATAGGTGCCCTATTTTTGACAGGTGGCACTCGATGTTACGTAGGTGCTACTCTGTAAGCTCGCTTAAAGCCAACCCTACTTATGAGATGGTCGTAGTTTGCCAAGATTGGCTTGTATTCTCAAATTTTAAAAAGTGGATGGAGCCGCAAGAATGGTCTGGGCTCGTGCTGGATAAAGATATTCTTGGAGACGGAAATATCTACTCTCAAAAAACTTGCAGGTTTGTGCCTTCAGATGTAAACTCTTTCTTTTCGGAAAATGTTCATTTACCAATACCGGGCACAAGACTGAAGTTTGAAGACGGAAGAGAGAAGCCTTACATAGCTCAAGCTATGGTTTATGGTAAGAAGAAGTATCTTGGGGTGTTTACTGATAGACTGAAAGCGCACAAGGCTTGGCAGTCAGCTAAGATATCAGAGGTTGAGAGAATTATTTTTGAATACCCAAGTCTTGACAAGGACGTAGTTAAAGTGCTGGCTAACTGCCATTTGAAAATTTCAAAAGAACTCTCAGAGGGTTCTATAACAAGGAGTCTTAAATGAGTAATATTTGGTTTACCTCAGATTTACACTTCGGCCATAAAAAATGTGATCGAGTGTTGCAACCGTCCTTGGACCTATGAGGAACAGGATGCAGAGATTGTACGTCGCTGGAATAGCCGTGTAGGCTTATTTGACGAAGTTTATCATCTAGGTGACTTCACGTTCGCTGGCCGCAAGAAGGCTAACGCCATCATTGAGCAAATCAAGGCATACTATGTGCCAAGATCGTCAACCCATGGGGTTGTAGGCACAGCACTAAGATTTGGAGTTTCCAAGTCGAGTGTTTCAAATATTATAAGGAGTGAATAATGGCAAAAATGATTGTTGACACTGATGCGAGAGCTGTTCCAGAGGTAGTGTCTGGCACACTCCTATATTGGAAGGAGGATCCTTCATATGTTGTAATGAGCACGGGTATTGTTATGGGAGATGAGTTTCCGGGCGTTGCTCTCGATTCAGGTTTGTATGGCGAGCAGTGGATTATTGATGAATACTCTGTCTTCCAAGGCAAAGTTACTCTGGAGCAATGACATGGTGAGCCAAGTATACGTTGTAACCAGTGTTGAACTGGGTTGGGACTGCATCGTGGGAATCTTTGATGCTGACGAGTTTTCGAGAGAAGATTTGCAAGAAAGGTTTCCATCCAAGCAGGGCTACGTGGTACACTGGGATACCACAATTCATAAAGACTTAGGAGATTTTGACTGATGTTTGAAGCACTGATCGAGGCTGAACAGAGTGAGGAGTACGCAAAGCGTCTTGAGCATATTTGTGAGCAGTTCGTCCAAGGCGTCAACCTGCTAGACCATGACGACAAGCTCTATATGCTAGATAAGGTTGAGGAAGCTCGCTGGGTAACGGGGGCAACTTACAATCGTGGTGTACATATCCTGCTAGATATGGTACAGTACGCTGTAGAACAATCATACAGGAGTCCAAATGGGTAAGAGAAAATTAAGCGAATTCCGCATGGATGCGGACTACAGAACACAGAACAAGCACACGCTATGTGGCAGGAAAACCGAGAAGCCTGTATAAGAAAAGCAGTAAACGGTTGGCTGGATTATCAGAGTTACAGACAGGATATTGCTGATAATCTTCTTGCAGTTGCCGACAAACTACTGTACAATAGGCTTGAAGGGGTTGAAACTTTTGACCTCTCATTTTAGGAGATTCACATGACACAAAGAGTGATGGTTTATATCATCGCATGGGTTGGCGTTTTGGATAACGCTGGAGCTGGTCCTTACCTGAGGGATGAGTGGATCGACATTACGGAGAGGGGCAGTGCTGATTTGGTTCCTTACAAAGCAGCTGTGGCACAAGAACCTCCGGGTAATCATAAAGCTGTAGTTACACAATACCACGTGTACTACGCAGATGGTGGGCATGGTAGGTTAAAGCAGCGCGAATACTTGATTGAAGAGGCAAAACTCTGGCCTTCCGTACCAACAACAAATCCAGCAGCCTTGCTTCCTATGCCGGAATTCATTCCTGCTGCACAATCAACTGAGTAACACCTTTTAGGCGGGCTTGTCCCGCCTTTTCTTCGCCTGCAGAAAAGTGGTTGACGTGTCTGGTGATTACGGGTTAAGATAGCCACATCAAATAAAGAGGAGTGTTAAAATGTTTAATGATTACCCTTGCCGTCCGGGCGGAATGGTTGCTGACTACAGCTTGGCATTTCCAATGAAGCAAAAGTGCATTAATTTTTATGTAGTTGCTTTGCCAATGGTACTGTCTGAGGAGCTGGCGTTCAACCAAATCCTGAGCAATATCCCTGTAGGTGTGCCTTATGGCATTCGCACAAGGATTTGGAGTGTCTGGTTCCCAGAGTTTATGTACTCTGAGTCTATGGTGAGTTATAGTGTGTATAATGAGCTTGGTGAATCCGTGGAGATGATGTTCACTCTGGCTGAGTTTGACATCAACACTGTTCCTTGGGAGGAGGTGGTCGCTTGAAAAGTCTTGATGACAAGCACCTTGAGCAGCTGAAGAGACTGCTTGCAGAGACCCAAGATCTGGTGCTAGAATCCATCCATGTTGAGTTCGACGCATCCGGTAGGATGCACGTGGCCGCGAGGGAAAATGGCGTAGTACGCCAAATTGAAATCAAAGGGACACTTAAAGATGAAAATACCTGAAGTGTGTCCTACCTGCGGGGCGGAAGAACCACTCCCTTGGTTTGAAGCCCCAATGAATGAGGAAATCCGTGCATACGCACGGGCTTATATCACGCCAGTCAAGACTTTCAGCCTTACATTGTGGGATGAGCTTGAAAGTTGGAATCTAACAGGGGGTTTGACAAATGAGCGACTACTGGAAAGTGGTTGATGTGATCAACAGTTGCAAGACAACACGTCAAAATAACGTAGCACATAAGATGGTCCAGCTCTACGAAAGAAAGTACCCTGTCAGTAGGGGACTTGCCCAAGAGTTGTACGACCTATGTGATGAAAATCTAACAGATATTTGTAGCCGAGGGAGGGTTGTATGAAAAATGATCAAGTGAAGGAGTGGATTGCTGACGCAATTGCCTACATGTACGATATTGGGCTATTTACACAGGCAGAGTGGAAAGATTGTGTTGACCTTGCAGAGAGTCTGCACAATAGTGGCCGCTGGCAAGATGAGATAAACCCCTCCTTCAGTGCGAAAGACGCAGTTGATGAAGAATTGACATACTGGGGAGAATGACATGAACGATGAAGATTTTCTGATGTTGATTATGTTATGGATTATCATTATAATTATGGCATCAACGCTTTAAGGGGTGCTACAATTGGAAAAAGTAACCAGTTATGAGCGTGCGTACTCTTTGATGGAATCCATCTGGGAGAATTTCTCTGAGGAAGATAGAGAATGGTTTCTCAGTACATCTACGATCAGCATGCACAATGATCTAGGTATGCACCTGCGTAACCATGCAGGGATGTGGGCTGAGAAATGGGAGCCCTACCTTGTAAATGGCGTTGACCATTCTCAAGATCACCCTGACGCTATCAGTGGACGTGTGCTAAAAACCTTTCAACAGAACAAGCTATTAAACAGGAGTCTGTAATGGGTAAAATGGGTAAGAACACTGAAGGTGGTTGGGGTTGGTGGGTTGCAGCTTACAAGAATGCACACCCTGAAGAGGTGCTTGATTATAAAGTGCTGATGCAAAAATATATCAAAGGGGAGAAACCAGAGTGAGTATTGTCTTTTTGGAAACGTAAGGACACCCTACTTGGGGACCAAAATATCTCAGAGCTTACAATCCTTGAATGGAAGAGGCTATTTAGTTTAAAGCTATTCCACTTTCATACAACTGAGGGTGCAAAGCGTCCGCCTACCCCAGCAGCTCCACCTATGCGAGTGGGGGTGAATGGCTACCCTTGCCCTCTCTGTGGTAGTGGAATGAAACCTAGAGGAATGTTTGGACTATTGTTCAATAGCTTTAAGGGTTGCTACCAATCAGAATGTCCGAACTATTGGAGGAGGATCAATATTGCACGCCTTGAGGAGGTATAATGAAAATATTATTTGAAGCATCAGTGAGCGTACTAAAAGAGTTTTTAGCTGGTGCTATAACTTGTCTTGTGGTGATATTAGCAGTAGGACTGCTTGTCAGCAGTCTGTTATACTCCGCTTGGCTATTCTTCTCTTTGTTTTTCCTGATAATCTTTGGAGTAGCCGTTGCTGTCAAGATGGAGGAGATCAAGCAGTGGAGAAAATGAAATGATAGGCATACGCAAGATAGTACCTTACAGCCCTCCATGGAAAGCTGAGAGTACTCACTCTATAGAGTTCATCACTGAGGAGTTTGTAGACCGTATGGGGAATAAAGCCACAGTGTGTACAGCACACTACAAAGACAAGAAGAATAAAGACCGTGAGTGTACAGCTTGGGTCAGATGGGAGTAGACAAATGAGTAGAGAGTTAAGACTATTTGGAACATGGGCACATCTGTACAATGATGTGGAAATATTTCTCAGACGCACCAACACAGGACACTTCAGGGAACGTGTCTTTGAGTGGCATGACCAGAGTGATAGGATCAAGTGGGTTGTGGCTCCTTGCTATGATACTGAGTGGCGTATGCAGATCGCAGGTATGCAGTTCTCACACGTCACGATTCACACATCATTTGCAATAGAAGTGAGGTCAGAGGAAGAGTACAACAATGTGCAGGATAACATTCGATATGCCCAATCTCGGTTGAGGTATTACTCTTGAGGTACTACTCTTGACACTCATTTCTAACGTGCTAAAATAAAGTATGCACAATCCTGTGTATTCTAGGAGAGACCTAATGTACGTAGTAATAGAACTAGGCGAAGAGTGTGTTGCTGGAGATGTGGGAGACTTTATACTTCTACCTATACCAGATCATGTTAGACACACCAGCAACAACGAACCAACATTCCTCCAGTGGATCAATACACTAAACAAGATGAAACTCACCTTCCATGGATTGGACAATCAAGGGAGTGCGGTTTTCCGTATTAGCTGATATGACAATTGAGACTGCACAATGTGGATGTGTGGTGCGACAGAAGAGATGGCGATTGACCCGGAAGGTAAGTGGGTCAAGGTGTCTGATGTTACACCCTCAAATTGACCCCCCGCCGCCAAAAATAAAGCCCTCTTAATTGAGGGCTTTTTAGTTTCCGTAGGAAATATAACTATATAGTAACCCACACAGTGTGTTATGATAGACCAGTCAAATATTGGAGGAATTTTAAATTGAAATACGGTTATAACTCAGGTGGCGGGTGGCAAGTCAGTAAAGATAGAAAACCCACCAAAGAATATTCAAGGTGGGCTACAATGATGTCAAGGTGTTACAACCCAAGTAACCAAGCTTACGCACAATACAGCGGGAAGGGGAAGTTCGTGTGCAAGCAGTGGCATGACTTTCAAGCCTTTGCACAGTGGTATTCGGAGAATAGTATTGATGACTGGCCTATGGACAAGGATTGTGACGGAGGTAGTGTGTACTCACCTGATACAGTCGTCTTCGTACCCGAGCAAGTGAACCAACTACTCAAGTGTTACACCATACCAATGTGTGGAGTAAAGAAAGCTACCAACACATGGTATGTACAGACGAAGGACGTAGATAATCGCCAGCACGTTATGGGGAAGTTTACAAGCCCTGAAGCTGCAAATGACTACTACCAAGGTTATATCCGTCTGAAGATGGCAGCACTCGTTGACAAGTATGCTATCCCCGCTGCGACAGCAGCAAGGCTTCTTTCCCTATGAGATGCCAAACTCCCGCCAAAAATAAGCAAGCCCTCTTCGTGAGGGTTTTCTTTTGTCTTCTGGAAAATCAGGGTTTGTGCGACACTTACTT